CTTTGTCTACAATCTGAGACTAGGTTTACCCTAGTCTTTTTTAGTGAATGGTTTTTTAATACGTTCTTTTTTTCTAGCCTCAACGTCAATCTGTCTAAGCTCATCACCAAAATACCATAATAGAAATTTAAATGAAATCTTAACAACAGCTAACGTGATAAAGAAATCTAACAACGATACATTACCTACTATGTGAAAATTAGCAAGGAAGTTCATAAAGAGACCTGAAATGTGAGAGAACAATTCCATTAAGCTTTGAAACTCATTAGTTGTCATCTACTCTACCCCCTTACAAACTTGATTATCATAACGAGAAAACCTACCAAGAAACCAAAACTCATAATAGAAACAATTGGAGATGGTAACCACGTTAACGTCATAGCAAGTAAATTGAAAGTGTTTTGAATGTTACCTGATTGAATAAACTCACTCATTTCAGTAACAGACTCGTTAAAATCAACACTTCCAGCACCAGTATCAGGAACATTTAACTCGATTGGCTCAGTAACGATATTGGGATTAGAAAGATTATCAGGATTCCAAGGCTCATAGCCTGTCTCAAAGCCAATTGACTCATCAGGAGCAAATATATCTGTTAGCTCTAAATTAGTAGATACAACATACTTATCTTTTTGTTCTAAAGTGGTTTTATCAAAAGGAAAATTCTCTGTCGCATAAGCCAAATAATCAAATGTTTCGCCACTATCAAGATAAACAGAAGACCATCCGTTATCAGGGTTAACGTATTGAGCTGTATAAACCTCAGTCATAGCAAATTTATAATAGCCGTTTATATTATCCTCTATGTTATACCAAATTCCAGGCTGGAAGTCTTTAAAATAGTATACATTCCAAAATCCTTGACCGTCGTTGACAGTTACAGATTCATGAGTGATTAAATAATAATTCCATTCAAAACCTTCAGGTGGAAGTGGTGGCTGAGGTAACCAAGTTGGATAATTAGTTAAATCTCTATCAGGCTCTATATAAGTTATAGGCTCAAATGGAGCATATAAGGTATTAAGGTCAAGGTCTCTGATAAATCTAGATGAATATATATATTCATAAGAACTAGAAAGACCTAGAATAGCAAAATTATCTGTAACGTCTGTAGATAAAAGAGTATTAGTCAAATTATCATAAGTTTCACGATAATAAAAATCTTGAAAAATTTCTTGAATTAAAGAAGTATCAAGAGGCTCATCTACATTAGGTTGAGCGATTACACGTCTGTTTAGGTTATCACCGTCAAAGTAATATAATCCATTTTCTGTATTGTAAAGAACAAACCCATCCATCAGATTAGAATAATCTACATAATCACCGTATGTCCCACTTTTTTCTTGAGCTATACGAACTTGTCTAAGTTCACCTACATTAGTGAATCCGTCTTTAATTTTCCAAACCTCTAAGAATCTATCGCTTGTTTGATACATAACCAAGAAAGTTGGGTCGTCTATAAGCTCACCTAATGAGTTTAAAGATGTTCCGTTCGCTGTGTTGTAAGTATCCAAGAATAGTGAATCTAAATGACTTACTGTGTCTGCGTGGTCGTATGAAGCACCATCCCATTGTCCAGAGACAGCATCATCTGACCACGTTCCAGTTGCTCCACCTCCGCCTGTTTCGGCAAAAGCATATGGAGAAATAGTAAAAATTAATATAGTTGTAATTAGTAATGTAATTAGTATTTTTTGAATTGTGTTAAACATTATTAATGTTCCTCCTTTCGTTTTTAATAGTTAATTTAAAACGGGCGTGAGAGGTAGACAGGTCTCTCTCACACACCCTATGTTGTTATTTGTTCTTTAAAAAGCGATAAAATGATATACAGGACATAAAAAATACTAAAGCCATTACTAGGTTTATATAAGCAGTTTGAGTAGTTAATAGCTCTAAGATTTCTTGTTGTATGTCGTAATTATCAAGTTGATATTGAATTATTGTTTCGATTAGCTGTGTGTAATCAGGTGTCGTTATAACTGGTTCCATATGTGTTAACCCCCTCTATTTATCAAATTGTTTTATGTATGATATGTAAAAAGAATATAAATATAAGAAAAACGGGGGCTATGTTTTTGTTACCTTTCTACAAAGATAAAGATTTTTTGATTTTTTACAGCATTATTTTAAAAAAGAGTTTATACTTTAGACACTTTACTCTTATAAGAGACCAAATTTCTATTTGAGAGCCAATCACGCAATAAAGGACGTGATAGAAAGGCGGTCTATCGTATGACTAAGAAAAAAGAGAAAGAATACACTATAAATGAAAGGGTGTTTTTAAATGAAAACAGTAAGTCACTAGAAGATTTACTAAACGTATATTTTAATAACAAGATTGATGAAATTATAAAAGAGAACTATAATAAAGAAGAGACAAGAGCAATCTCGGAAAGAGAGGTTGCGTAATGAAAGCAGTAGGTTATTTTAGAGTAAGCACAAACAGAGAAGAACAAAAAGACAGTATCAAGAACCAAGAAGCTTTATTCCTTAATTACATTAAAGAGAATGACTATGAGTTATGTCGTTTCTATGTTGATGAAGGAATTTCAGGCACAGGACGTAAAAAAAGACCTGCGTTTAACAAAATGGTCAATGATATTGAGAAAGGAGATTTTGACATTATAATAGTCAAAGAGTTAAGTCGTTTAGGACGTAATATTCATATCCTTACTTGGCTTGAACAAATGTCAGTTGAAAAGAAAGTAAGAATTTTAAGTTTAGACGGTAAGATTGATACTTTTGACAGAGAAAAGAACAAGATTTTCGGCTTGTATGCGTGGATTTATGAGACAGAAAGTAAAAACACTAGCGATAGAATTAAAGCTGTATTCAAGATGAAACAAGCTAGAGGTGAATACTTAGGTTCTATTCCTCCATATGGCTATACGGTAGAAAATAAGAAACTTGTCAAAAGAAATGACTATACAGAAGATGTTGTTAAGCTGATTTTTAAAATGTATCTTGAAGGAAAAGGTCAAGAAGCAATAGCAAGACATCTTGACAAAGAAAAATACCCTACCCCAGGACAAGTTGTAGGTCGCAGTAATGCGGGTTGGTATTGGCAAAGTTCTACTGTAAAAAAAATTCTTATGAACTATCACTATTTAGGACATCTTGTTCAAAACCGTGAAACGTCTGTAAGCACAACAAGTAAGAATAGAGAAATGGTTTCTAAAGATGAAATGATTTGGGTTCGTGATACACACGAAGCAATTATTGACGAAACTACTTTTAACCTAGTTCAAGAAAAATTAGCTCTTAAGACACACGGTGGAAAAGGAAAAACTACTAGGTATACTGATAACAGACACTTATTCACAGGCTTTATATTCTGTTCAGAGTGTGGAAGTCCCTATTGGTGGCGTGGAAACTGTAAAGGCTACTTATGTAGAAACCGATTAAGACGTGGAAAAGAAGCTTGCTCTAATGACATAATTAGAGAACAACACTTAATCAGTATTATAAAAAGAGATGTTAAAGCCTTTCTAAAAGAAAGCAATATAAACATTGATATTGATAAAAAACTTCAAAAAGAGCAAAAAAAGAACGAGAAGAAAATTTCTTCTTTGACTAATAAGATTGATAACCTTAAAAGAAAGAAAAAACTCTATCTCGATGAAATGCTAGACTCAAATATTACTAGAGATGAATACAAATTTTATGTAGAAGATACAAATAAGCAAATCGAGAAAAACCAAAAAGAACTAGATTTACTATCCATTGAAGCAAAAAAAGAGAGACTTGATATTAGCAGTATCAAATCTCAATTACAAAGTATTTTAGAACTAGAAACAATAGATAGAGAACTTATTAACTTATTAATTAATCGTATTGAAATTTCTAAAAACGGAGAGTTGAAAGTATTTTATACTTTCTCTTCTTCTAAAGTTTATAACCGTAAGTTATTAAAATCAATATCTTAAGCACTTATTTTTTTAATTTAAGTGAGCAACAGCACTCAACATGGCTCGAGAGGACTTATATAATGTCAACTCCACCCACTTTCGTTTAGGTAACATATTATAATAACTTTGACTGCTTTTCGCTCTTATATTTACCATATATTGTAATTATTATTGAAACTACCTAAGGCATATCGTTGACAGCTAAAAGGTTGTGGCGATAAATAGAATGTCATAATACAATCCTCTAACAACTGTCATTCTAACTATATCCTAATCAAGCATGCCGATTTGTCCATGTAGCACCTAAAAAGTGAAACTTTTCAATAATTTCACTACAATCATCAATAAATTTCACACAATCACATGAAATATATTCTTTTCCACATTTCGAACATCGTGTATTTTCTATTAAATATATAGGAGCAATCCCTACTTGATTCTCAACCATTTCAGTAACCGTTTCTTTTTTCTCGATAAACTCTACTATCATATTGTGGTTTTCTATCTTAATATTTTCAAGAAATTTAGCAGGTACAAGTTGTCTTTTATATCGTAAGTTTCCTGCACTGGTCAACAAATCACTCACTTTTGGATGTTGATCCGCAACTCCATTTTTATTATTCTTTGCATACAAATTTTCAATCCACTTATATAAATTTTGCTTATTAGGAAATCTGTTTCCTTCGTCATCAAAAATACTAACCATATCATCCACATGACCTGCAAATGAAAGTTCTATTGCATCATCACTTTCATTTACAATTATTGAATATGAAATAAGCCTATCATTATTGTTACTACTCCATGCTATGCAAAGATTATACATTGCTTGTTGGACTTTTGCAGCAGTTTCATAATTGACACACACAAACGTTGGAAAGTTAAATACTAAGTCTTCATGTCCAACACGTGCTGTAACAGGAAAAAGAACTTTTATACCATATCTTTTTAGCAATTTTAGCACTGTAATGGTTTCCGTTTCCATTACTTTTGTTTTAGTTTGATTCCATATTAAAAATTCATTGCTTCTTATCACAACATCATACTTTTCATTAATGTTAACTTTTGGAATGTATCTAAAATAGAAGCGAATACCATCACCTTTACTCATATTTGTAGGAACATATTTTTCAAATGGTACAGTTTCGTTTTCTTCTTTCTCTTCTAATAATATATTTTTGAATTTATTATCTTCTCCGCAAAAATACTCACCAATTAGCATATTGTCCCGATAATAATGTGTAATGAGTTCCTTCCATAAACTCACCGGCATATCATTGTCAATTCGCCATAATTTTGTATACCAAGTATCTCTTTCAGATTTATCTATACTCATTTCTAAGCGTCCTATGATTTGTTCATCAGTGTATGCTCTTATTGCACCATCTAAATGATTTGGCAATTTTGTTATAGGATTTAACATACTATGAACAAATCGACATCCATAGTACTCGCTCTCATCATTTTGTACGTTTGCTTTATCAATTACTTCTTCACATTCAAAAGTTTGACGTCCATCTTGCATATACCAGCCAAACTCGGTAAAACAAAGGTTAGAAAAAATATTGTCATAACTTTCATTTTCATGCTTTGTCACCCCCAGAGGAATCATTGATAAATCCTCATTAAATTTTGGTCCCCACCAGTATTGGTATTCTAATTCTGACATTTCTGTACCGAAGAGTCCTATTAGGTCTGGATCCAGTGCAACTTGTACATTCAAATCTTCTAATGACAAATTTTGTAGTCTTTGCAAAAACTCATCATTTAATGAATTTAGCATTGAACAATTACGTCTAAAAAATCTATGTGCAAAAATAATATATTTATCCATTTTATATATTCCTGGAAGAACAGGAGTTAATTGATTCATATTAATCAACCCTTTGTGCATCTTGTCTTTTATTTCAGGAAAAATTTTATATAGTATTCCTTTATCTTCATAGGCTATGCAACTAATCAATGCTGGACGTGATTCACATGATAAATTCTTTCCTAATAGTTCTTTTAACTTATCATACTTATCTTTTCTTTCAAGGTAATACTTTCTATATAAGTATTCCATATTCCTACGTAAGAAGTTCTTGTGCTCGGTATCATTTTCTGGAATCCGCATTTCATTTGTTACATAAGCTTTTCCTGGCTCCATATATATTCCATTAACAAAAGTCCATCCAACAAATTTTGTACTATCATGATTCAGATTGGATGGTGTTCCATATTTCCAAGTTTCTTCGTATGCATTGATAATTGCATTTAACGATATAAAATGATTTTTCCTATTTAAACCATCCGTCATTGCTATGCCTCTTGTAACAAGCATTTTCTCACCCCTTACAATTTTTAATGAAAGAATTAGCCTAACAGTCCACTAAGCTTCTCTGCCAGAATTGCTTTTCTCTTTTCATAGAACTCACCAAAATTCTCAAGTTCAAGTGAAATACCTTGTGGAATGAAAGACTGCTTACAGAACTCTGCTTTTTGTTCATCATTCATATCATTGTAATAATCAACAAGTCTCATATCATTCTTGCTGCCATTACTTCTGCCTTCCAGTAGGTGCAAATTCGCCAGTCTATTACGGTTGCCTCTCCATCTTCGCCATTCTTCCATAGAAACGGATATCGGCTTACTACCATCAAACCTATCGAAGGGATGTAGATGGTCTTGCTCATACTTGAAATTTTTATTTATCCAGTCTAAACTGAGATAATATAAGGCCTCCCCAGCAACTCTACTACCTTTTTCAGTATTAAGAATATCCTCAATTTTACCATCAGTGACTCTGAGATCATTCATCTGATTAAGCATATCAACAGTAATTTCGTAATCATTTTCATTGATTCTACTCTTCATCTGCTGTAGTTTCCCAGTTGTACCAGATTGAAAATATGTAAACAGAATTGCCCTAATTAAATAGGCACGGATTCCATCAAGGTTATTTTCATAATCCGGGTTATAATAAATAAAGTAGAGTATAGGCAATAGCACGTTCCAGCTACTTGAAAAACGCCTAACTTCAATCTTCATTCCTTTTAGCACGGCTTCCAAATTTTTTAATGCCCTTTTAAATTCACTCCAATTGTTCTTAAGTTCCTCAGCTATTTGTTTGCTAATATTGGATTTTACAACATCACCATAAAGCATAAGAGCAGAACGGATAATAAAATCCGAGCCAAATCCGGCATAAGAATCCACGAGAAGTCTTCCAAATTCAGTTTTTGCACTTGGCCAGTATGCCTCAAGAATAGACATTGTTATTTCAGATTTTTTAAGAGCTTTTCCACCGCTATTAAATCTTACGAACATTTCCAAAGCATCATCCTGTTTCATATCATGTATTTCCGTAAACCGAATCAACTTATCAACAAATATTTTAATGTACAGCTTATTTAAAATACCTCTTGCATACTCTTTACTGTCTGCCGGAACATTAGCAATGGCATCTTCAATAGCTTTATACCTGGTTGTTTCATCTTGAAATTTAGGATCTAAGATACATTTAATTTCAAATTGTGTCGGACTTAGTTTCCCAACCTTTTCACTGAACTTAATGTCATACTTCTTGCTATTGTACTCTTCTTCATCAACAGTCAGTTTATTCTTATTAAGTTCAATCAACAATTTTGTAACAATGCCACCACCATTTTTCCTTCTTGCGTGCTTTTGTCGAATAAAAGCTTGACCTAATAAAGAAAGAAACAGTGAAGTTAATCTCTGCTGTCCATCAAGTACTGCTGTATTTGTAATCTTTACATCAATATTACTTAATTCATAATTCACGCTGTCTGCTTGTTTTCTACTGTCAAAAGTAACTTCAGATAGGAAATTGCAGAAATATGTATCCCAAGTTACGTTGTCATCATCCACATGCCAAAATAAGAATGTTGCTATTGGATAATCCAATAGAATTGAATCCCATAGTTTTTCTATCTGCTCCATATTCCAGACATACTGCCTTTGGAATGCAGGCATAACATATTTTCCATTTTTAATATTCTGCAAAGCCTCATAGATACTTATGCTGTCATCAATTAACTCGCTCACCTTAATTCCTCCTCACTACAAAAACTTGATTTATATTTCATGAGTATTTCTTCAACTTCACTCCAAATCCATACGTTATTCCCATCATCCTCAAACACTTTGCCATGACTTTTAGGACCATCAATTTTCATCTGGGAATAATTATTTTTGAAAGTTGGAACATATAATTCTGGATGTTCTTTATCACTGCACAATTGCTCCATCATTGCAATAGTGGCTTGTCCTGCAATATTAACAGCCTCAAAATATGCTCTGATAATTTTATGATTATACTGAGTAGGTTTCAATGCCCAAACAGGTATACGCTGAATAGCCTTTCCATAATAATCATTACTTTCATTTGCAATTTTCTTTGTTGCTACTTTCGGATTATAATCTTGAGATGCCTTTTCAAACGTCTTGGCAATATACCATCTCATGGAAGATTCTATCGCATCATTTTCCTTATCTTTTGTTAGATTCACCGCAAGACAAAACTTTTCATATACATCTTCATCTATGGAAATATTAATATTTCTATTCATTGGTTATACCTCCGTACACTAATTTACTGTTTCCAGTATAATGCAGAAATTAGTATTAGTCAATACTAATAGACTAATTTGTATTGACTAATTACAAAAATCATAAAAATACCTTGTCGCATTATAACTATCCGACAAGGTATTTTATCTCTTATTTGCTGTTATCATCTACATCTCCACATCAAGCTCCATCCCTGATTTGAACTCAACTGTAAGTCTTTCATCATAGACCGTAATCCTTTCTATCAATTTACGCACTATATGCTCATCATATTCTTTAGAAATACTTTCCTGCTCTTTAAGGAATTTTGTCATTTCAGCCATTCTTTGTTTTTGACTTGAGAATCCAGCATTTTTAGCCATTGCTGTTTCCTTCTCATCTCTAAGTCTGTAAATCTCATTAGCAAGAATAGAGTAGTCTTGGTTGTTATTTGCTTGCTTAAGCAGTTCCTTTTGCAACTGTTCCAATTTTTGATTTATCAGTTCTATTTCACTGCTATCAACTTGATTCATGACCACTGAAATATTTCGATTCAGAATATCCATAAATTGTGTTTTTGATTCAAACACTTTATTGACTGCCTGCACCACTGCACTTTTCAAATCTTCTTCTCGTATAGTTCGTGCTGAACAATCTGCTGCTGTTTTGTCAAGTCTGCTCGCACATCGCCAAACAATAGATTTACAGCCATGGTTATTCCAATGGACTCTTCGAAATATATCCCCACAGCGTCCACAAATTACTATGGTGGAAAGAGCATATTTGCTGCTGTAAACCCTCTTTTTTCCGCTTTTTCCGCTGTGGATATTTTTTCTACGTTCCATTTCTTCTTGAACCTGCAGATATAAATCTCGTGGTATGATAGGTTCATGGTTGTTTTCCACATAATACTGAGGAACAATACCATCATTTTTTACTCGTTTTTTAGTAAGAAAGTCCACTGTATAGGTTTTTTGCAAAAGGGCATCTCCGATATATTTTTCATTTTGTAATATCTTTTTGATAGTTTCGGATCGCCATTTTTCTTTCCCTGCAGATGTCAAAATATTATCTGCCATTAACCCCCTTGCTATTTCAATCAAGCTTGCCCCTTCTAAGTACTCACGATAAATTCTTTTTACAACTTCAGCGCCTTTCGGCTCTATAATTAAATGGCCTTCCTCATCTTTAGTGTATCCAAGGAATCTATTGTGGTTAACTTGGACAATGCCTTGTTGATATCGATATTGCAACCCAAGCTTTACGTTCTGACTCAATGACTGACTCTCCTGTTGGGCAAGGGATGCCATAATGGTAAGTAATACCTCTCCCTTAGCATCCATTGTGTTTATAGACTCTTTTTCAAAATATACAGGAATATTCTTATCTTTAAGTTGACGGATATATCTCAAGCAATCAAGAGTATTTCGTGCAAATCGACTGATGGATTTAGTCACTATCATATCAATATTTCCTGCCATACACTCATCAATCATACGATTAAACTCTTCACGCTTTTTAGTATTAGTACCACTTATTCCATCATCGGCGTAAATCCCTGCAAGTTTCCATTCTGGATTCTTATTAATCAGTTCTGTATAATGCTCTATCTGTGCCTCGTAACTAGTAGCCTGCTCATCACTTTCCGTAGAAACACGGCAGTAAGCAGCTACTCTCAATTTGAGTATCTGTACTTCTGATGCGGTGTTTCCAACTCTTGCTTTAGCAGGAATAACCATTATGTTTCTTACTGCCATTTCAACTCATCTCACTTTCTATTAGGCTATAAGCAAATTCAGCTTGTTTATAGGGGTCTTGAAATTTAACCTCTAACGGTTTCATCCAAAACTTTGGCAGGGCAGAAGGGACATCCAGTGCAGGTGGCTCATTTGCAGTTTCCTCTTTGACTCTTCCCAACGCCACTGCTCTTCTATGGCGCTCTTTCTGAACTGTTTCAAATATACCTCTTTCAATAATAGAAGGATAATACTTTGTCCCAAGATACTTTTTATTTTCAAGTATTCTTGATACTGTTCCATGCCATGTATTGATACCTGCCTTAGCGGCTGCATTTTGCAAACTATCACCAGACAAATAATTTTCATATAGTTGACTAACCTGCTTAGCACAAACTTCATCAATTACAGCCTTACCATCTTTAATTACATAACCATAAGGTATGTGTGATGCCATTTAGTTCACCATCCTTTCTCTCAGCGTAATACCGCATTTCATGCAAAATCCAATTTCATTCCTAGAATACACAACGATGTCCTCTACAAACCGTTCAAAGAGGGTATCTTCAAATTCTCTAATCTCTGGCTTTTTAACAATATAATGAATAAGGGTATCCAATTCTAAACGCTGTTTTTGATTTCCTGTGGCTGAATTTTCAAGCCTTTTTTTCTCTTGTCCCAGCATTTCTGCCTCTGCCGCTATGTCTGACAACTCTTTAGTAAAAAAGGTCGCATCTAAAAATCCTTTTCCCACAAGTTCTGTTATAACACGCTTACGGTCTGTATTTTTTACTATGCGTTCATCTAAATCAGCAAGTGCTGTAATTCTTTCTTCACTGTTCATTGTTTTTAACGCCACCTGCAAAGGTTTCAGCACTACCTTATATCCAAATACCAGCTTATTCATCATAAGCACAAAAGCTTTATGAATTTCATCCTCTCTGATATATTTCATTGTACATTTATCTTTATGTTCAATATGAGTTTGACAAGTCCAAGCAATGTAGGACCCCTTAGCTGTATAATGCGTTCTTCTTTTAAAGTGACCCCCGCACTTTCTACAGATAATTTTCCCAGACAAAACATATCTGTTTAAATATTTTGAACTGCCCTTTTTGACGCTTTTCTCGCTACCACGTTGTCTAATAACAGCCTGAACCCTATCAAAATCCTTGTGGCTTATAATAGCCTCATGATGATTGGTTACAAGATACTGTTCTTGTTGTCCGGAATTTATATGACGATTAAATTGACTATCTGTATATGTCTTTTGAAAAAGGGCATCTCCAGTATATTTTTCATTGGATAATATTCCTCTAACCGATGTTCCAGTCCATTTTCCACCTTTTTTTGTTGGTACATTACTTTCATTTAATTCTCTGGCAATGGTATAGCAGCCTTTCCCAGCTAAAGCTCGCCTAAAAATCCCCCTTACTATTTCTGCTTTTTCTGGAATAACTTCCATCTTTCCATCAATATTAGCATAGCCATATGGAGGGTAAGAAATTTTAAATGTACCTTTTTTAAAACGTGATTGCACACTCCACTTGCTATTTTGTGAGATGGACGTAGATTCATCCTGTGCCATACTGCTTAAAATAGAAAGTATTAATTCACTCTCCATCGATTGCGTATTTAGGTTTTCCTTCTCGAAATATAAGAATATCCCAAGACCTATCAGCTTTCGAACCATTTCCAAACAATCCAGTGTATTCCTTGCAAACCTGCTGATTGATTTAGTAATAATAAAATCAATCTGTTTTAATTCACAAGCAGTAAGCATTGCCTGTAAGCCTTTACGCTTTTCTTTCTTGGTACCTGTAATACCCTCATCATAATATAACCCAACAAACTCCCATTCTGAATGAGCCTTTATATATTTTTCATAATGTTCCTTTTGAGCATTTAGGCTCTCAAGCTGTTCTTCACTTGTTGTTGATACCCGGCAATAAGCTGCTACTCGTAATTTTTTCTGAACAATGGAAGAAACAGATGCTGGTTCAATTTTTGTTACTTTCTTCACAGTCTTCACCTCCTTGTCAGTGTCACATATTACCTCTGAAACCTTTATATATCAACGATTACAAGGCATTATCTCGACTAAACTTGGGGAGAAATACTTGCGATTCAATTCAGTTATTTTATTTAATTCATCCTCAGTAATAAGGCCTTTTTCAAACATCCTTTTTGTTATTTGATCTGCTCTAATATAGTCATATTCATGTTGTAACTGTTCATTTGATTTTTTCTTTACTTCACCTATGATAGGCATTCCATTTGTAACTTCTTTAATGTTCATATAAAAACACCTCCTACCTAGTAGCCATAGTAAGAGGTGAAATCTGACGTTTTTATAAGATTACATCAATCTTTTTGATAGAAATCACAAGTGTAGCCATCGGCTCGAAGGATTAACCCCTTTGCCCAGTGAGGGACTCCACTCATCTGCTCGCATACTACATCAAGGGATAGGCTTGAATCAGCTTCTATTATAATTTCATCATGCACATGAGCAACTATTGAACAATGCCTAAGTGTTTGCATGGCATAAAGTAAAAGATCACGGGAAGCAGCCTGAACGATGTTTTCCACAAATTTTGGACCATAGCTTTCTAAACGTTCCCATTTTTTTGTTCCACCAACACCTTCATAGGTAACTGATTCACCACCAAACCGATTCTCTCCAATTAGTGGTTTGACATAGGCAAGTTTTCTACCAGAAGGTAGAACAATAAATAACATTCCATTTTTACAAAAGAACTTAATCCCATGGCTTTCTTTAGGTTTCCTTTCTTTGATACACTTCTTAACGGCATTATCAACATCCCACCAAAGCCTTACAATGTTTGGATTGGTTTGTCTCCATGCATCAACAAGTGGCTTGAGTTCTTCTTCATCAAGTCCCATTTCTAATGCCCCCATAGACTTTAATGCACCAACTGAACCACCATAACCAAGGGCCAATTCTGCAATTTTACCTTTCTGCCTTAAATGGCCATTAACACCATGCTTTTGGACAGGAACTTTAAACATATGACTTGCCGATGCACAGTAGATATCACCACCACTTGCAAATACCTCTGCTCGCCACTGTTCTCCAGCAAACCAAGCAATCACACGAGCCTCGATTGCAGAAAAGTCAGCTACTATAAACCGTGTACCATCCTTTGGTATAAAAGCTGTGCGTATAAGCTGTGATAAAGTATCAGGAATATCTTCATAAAGCATATCAAGGGCATCGTAGTTGCCACCTCTCACGAGGCCACGAGCCTCACTAAGATCTGATATATGATTCTGTGGTAGGTTCTGCAACTGCACAAGCCTTCCTGCAAAGCGCCCCGTCCTGTTTGCACCGTAAAACTGGAACATACCTCTGACACGACTATCCCTACACATTGCATTTTCCATTGCCGTATATTTCTTTACAGATGATTTGGCAAGTTGCTGTCTGAGTTTAAGTACTTTTACTAAACGTTCTGGAGCATCCTCTATAAGTTTTGCTACTGCTTTTTTACCAAGAGTATCTGTTTCCAGTCCATTTTCCGAAAGCCACTGTTTCATCTGTTGGACAGAATTTGGATTTTCAAGTTTGGTTAGTTCCTGCATAACTGTCATAAGCTTATCATGAGATATCTTATCTACAGCAAGTGCCTGTTTTACAAATACCTCATCCACCTTAATACCACGATCATTTATCTCCTGGTCAAGGTGATATTCATCCCATACACTATCTGGCACAGGGAATTTAAAAAGTCTTTGTTGAATTTGCATTTCAGTTTCTACATCTCGCTTATTATAAACTTTAAAGCGCTTCCATTTTTCTAAATCATGCTTAGGTAGATTACGAGTACGTCCACCATTTTTCTTTGTAGGATTGCACGGAACACAGAAATATCGAATTAAGTCTTTGCCTTCAGTAAGTTTCTGCTTTTCAAGTCCAAGAATCGCACCTACACCTACCAAAGATAAAGGAAGTCCCATATAGGCAGACCATACCATTGAACATTTCCATGATTCAGGATTTAAATATTTACCTGTAGGAAATCCTAAAAACCGTGATAAACAAATACGTTCAAACTGAGCATTAAAAGCCCACTTTGTTACATTCTCATCTTCTAAGGCATCAATTATTTCTTTCGGCAGTGTTTCACATTGTGCCAGATCTATTACATTTACCTTGCCTCCATCGATAGAATATCCAAACAGCAATATTTCAAAGTCACTTGCCTCTGCATAACGATAAACACCGCTTTTGGAAAGATTTACTGATGAATATGTTTCAATATCTATTTCTAAATTCTGCATTACACACCTCTCTTTCTAAAAAAAAAGGTGGCAAAGGGTATTCCTCCACCACCTGTAAGTAAGCATACTGATTAAGAAAGAAAGTCATCCTCTTCAAGAGTTGTAAAATCATCTGCTGCAGAAGTTTTTCCTCCGAGGGGTTCTCCGTCCTTAATCTTTTGGATATTACCTAGTCCACAAGCAACTCCTTTATTGCCATTAGAATTGAATGCATAGAAATTTAGAGAAACTCTAGCATAACAACCACTGTACACTTCAGAACGATCCATAATAGGTTTTACAGATCTGTCTACAATTTGAGGTGCTGTCATGCTGTTAGCATTGATAAAATAATGTCCTTTGTAAGCTTCATCATCACGCTCCACATCGCCATCACGTAGTGGAAGTTTTATAGCAGCCTTGTTTGGCTTTTTACCACCAAACTTAGCAATACCTTCCTCGATTGCTGCATCAACAGCTGCATTTACTGCATTAATCGTTTCCTTATCATCCTTTGGAATAAGAACAGATACACTGTACTTTTCAGCACCGCCGTTAATAGATACTGGCTCCCATCCATGAAAATAAGAAAGTCTTGTGTTTATACCTGTGATAACCTTTGTCTTATTAATATTATTAGCCATTTTACATTTCCTCCTTGTATTCGTTAAATTCGTTTATGGCATTTGTTACGTTATAAGCCTTTCGCTTGTCTGAGTTTGGAACAAGTGTAGGCTTTCCTAGTGGCTTGTAAATAAGGTCACCAAGAATTTCCTCAAATTTGGTTTTACCCATTAATTTTTGCATCTGTGTCATTGGAATAAGTGACTTTCGATAAATGTCCTTATATCCATTTGCCATTGCCTTTTCTGCTACAGCATCTTCATCCTTATACTTACGAACTGAGCGACCCTCCACAACTTTAAAGCCGTACCACTCTTTTCCATGGTTAACTGCTGCATCTAAAGCATACGCTGTAATTTTATTTGCCCATTTTGTAAGATCAGGAAGAATAGCAAGAATTTCTTCTATTTCTGCATCTGTAAGTAATGGTGGAAGTTTAAACTCTGATTGTGCTAATTTTAACTTTTCTTCGGCTCTTGCCCTACAACGGACAGCTGCCCTGCAGAAAGTACACCACTCGCCTGGAACATATTCACCTTCTCCGTTATAGGCCATAATAGCTTTTGGTTTTAGTTCATCTTCTGCCCAAGTTTTGAGTTCATCAACAGCAATAGTCCAAGTGCTGACATTCTCACGTCTTGGCTGGAAGATGGTCATTGCCACTTCCTTTATATCATAAAGACTGTCATAGATTTCAAGCGCACCCAAGGCATATAATTTCATCTGAGGATTGTTTTCTGCATCAACAAGAACACCCATACCGTATTTAAAATCAATTATATGCAATTTATCATCGGCAATTATGATACAGTCTCCCGTGCCAAATCCATCCGGTACATAGCATGAGAAGTCAAGATGCTGTTCAATAAGAACAATAGGATCTTTGCATACTTGCTTTGCCATTTCATACTGTTCCATAACAAACTCTACATACATATCTGTGTATCTTTCCATGTCATTACCTTCATATTCTGAAAGAGGGCACTTACGCTTTATATGGAGTGCTTTCTTTAATTTATGCTCACACAATTCATGAGCTGCCGTTCCTTCCTTTGCTGCCTCGGAACTTTTATTTTCAAATTCTAGTTCAAGCCTTGCTGACGGTAGACAATTTAGCCACCTGTGTGAAGCGGATGCGGATAGTACTGCATGATTACTCATTACCCAATACCTCCGCTGCTTTTAAGATTTTAGCATAGTGCTTTGGATCAACTTCACTTAAACGGTTGACACCATACTTTTGAATAATTGCTCTTACTTCTGATGTAAATCCAATCTGGCTCTTTTGGGCAAGCACACCACGTACTTCTTCAAGTGTTAATTTTGTTTCTTTCGTTGGCTTTGTTTCTGTGGTTAATTTAGTAGATTCTGCAGATTCATCAGTACCCATTGCATCACAAACTGTTTGTATACTATCTGCAAGTGAACGCATATCACTAACCACATCAAGCAGTAACTTGATTTTGCTCATCATCGGTTCCTCCTTTCTTAGTCTCACAAATGGCAAGTTCCTCGATGCTATCTCCTGGAACAAGAATAGTTACTCGTTGTTTATTTCCAAAGAGAAAACAAAGTATCTTTTCCCTAATGCTGACATTACGGCAAGTAACAATTCCGCCTGTTTGTGGTTCTTTTGAAACACTTATCTTCAAATTGTGTTTCATAACTTTCACCTCTTTCTGAGAGCGTTTAATTTGTTGCCCTCTACTTAGTAGCCTTAAGAGAAAGAGAAATCTGACGTTTTTAGAAAAAAGATAAAAAAATAATGCCCTCAGAAGTTTTAAACCTCCAAGGGCATACGTTTTAGTTAGGAATTTTCAATATTTGACCGCTGTAAATAGTATTAGATGTAAGATTGTTAAGCGCCTTAATTTCTGTATAGCGTATACCGCTGCCCAGCAGTTTATGTGCAATGGTCCACAGTGAATCTCCTTTAACAACTGTATATTCTCTGTAGGTTATGTTTTCAGAAATTGGATAAATGCGTACACCACTATCAGAAAAAACATAATATCCAGGATTCTTATCCACCTGTGCTTTTGCATTTACAAGCACTCGATATGCTCCAAGCTGGGTCTTCTTGTCATTCCAATTTTTACGAACACGGTAGTAACCGGTAGTCAGCTTTTCTGGGTATTTATTCGTCGTATCTTTGGTTGGCGCAGGTTGAGTTGTCTTTCCCATTTTCTCCTTAACAGCAGCACGGAAAGTGTCCATTGTATAGCCAATATTAAGCTGATTCCATAAATGTTCTGGATCTGCATGATTTGATGCAACTCCACGTTTATGTCCTTCCGAGTGGGAAATAACCACACCATCTGCAAGGGGGTCTAGATTAAACTTCTCACACAAATAGGCGAAAAGCTCTACAGCAGCATTATACGTTCTCGTTGCTACCTCTTTTGCCATAGCCATGTCAGAGCAAATGAATGTGGCACCGCCAGTATATTTAATACAGTCTGGCTCACACATTTCAATGCCAACATGAGTGTTATTTGCAGCTGCACCAGAGTGCCACCCTCTATGATTCCACGGCAAAGTCTGATAAATCGTACCATCATTTCCATCAATAAAGCCATGCACACAGGCTCTATTATAGCTTTCACTATTCCAATTTTTAATAAATACAGCTGCACTCGGCTGAGGACAACCAACTGAATGCAGCATCAAACCTTTAACTGTTATTGTTTTTCCTGCAACATAACAAGGATTTTTTGTCAAAATATTTTTAACTAACTTCATTCATTTTCACCGCCTTTGTTATGTAACTGCTCTAATACTTCTTTCAACTTCTCGGGAATTGGAAGTCCAATATGCGCAGCATTTTCTAATAAAGAAATACCTTCATTGGACAAATAGAAAAAAATTACGGCAGTTCTTACAGCATTTCCTTCTCCAAGCACATAATTGTCCAAGATATTCCCAACACCTACCAGAGTAAAAATAAGCACCTTAAGGCAAATTCCTTTGAAACCCACTTCACTTGATAGTTTCTTATCTACAATGGCACACATAACACCTGTAAGATAGTCAATGACCACAAAAGCAATCAGCGCATATAGAAACCCATCTACACCCCCCAAGAACCAACCAAGAAATCCACCGACCGCCGTAAATACGGCTTGAATAACACTCCAAATTTGTTTCATAAACTCATATCCTCCTTTAAAATCTGTATTAAAAAAGCACCTGCTTTTGCAGATGCCTGTAACATCATTATGTTTGTTTTGGCAACCATTTCCACAACCTCATATCTTCTTGACCGAGTGACCATATACACATTCCTCGTAACTTCCATCGGTATGCCGCCTCGTTTGCCCAATATACAAGACTATCTACATCTTGGTAGTAAAGAATGGAAAAGCCATCAGCATCACCCAAGAAAATTCTTGATATCCAAATATTGATATCCCTCGGTACAATTCTTGCAGTATAATCATTACCACAAGTAACAGAAGTCATTATATCTGAATGAAAGAAATCATAATCAAGAGAAATATCCTCCGTTCTAGTTGATGGCTCTTCTATATCCGATGTGAGAGTGAACACCTTAAATTTATTATCCCAGATGCAGTGACTACGAGATATTCTACCAAAGCTTTTAAAGCTACCATCTGGCATATAAACATCAAACTGTTCATATGGTTCATAAGTCCATGCATCACCTAGTCTTAAAAGCTGACAATTAACGTTGCTATCTGAACGAATACCAGCATAACCGCTGCCATTGCTAACTGTAGCTGTAAAACGTAAAGTATGGGATGCAGATGAATACACCCTTACTGTGTTCCCACGTTTACGCATTTCAAGTGTATACACATTTGGATTAGAACGAAGCTCTTCATCAGTAGTTTTGGAAAAGCTGGTAAAATAACTTCCTTTAAGTGTAGCCCCTTCATACAATTCAATTGCTTGGCTACCATAATTAAAACAACAAAATAGATTCCCAAGAAAAATGCCAGCCTTACCACTGAAATTTTCTGGAAATATTATCTGTGCTCTTAAATGTATATCAGAAAAACTGTTATAATTCCAAGCAAGCTCGCCGTATCCTTCTAATTGTGAGTACGGTCTTGTTTCTATACTACTCCCATCCTGCCAGACACTCCATTGTCCAGATAGAGTTGTCCAATAGCTCTCAGGTAATGGGTTATCATCTCTAAAATCCTCATACCAAACAAGCGCTGAATCTGGCTTTCTTCGTAGCATTTCAAGCGTCAGTTTAAAACCTGTGGCAGGGCCTACCATATCACCCTTTACATCTTTAAATTGTCTGGGTGCAAGTCTATATATAGCCTCCCCAACTGTAGATTCTTCACTAAATGAAGAACAAACTTTAAAGCCATAAAACTGCACACCATTTACTCCAACAGAAATGGTAATTGTATGAGTCCCCACTGATAGAGAAATACCGCTTGCAAGAGTTGTCCAAAAGGTAGTCCGCCAATATGGCCACCATAGTCGACTCTCAGAAAAATGCGCAATATCACCATCAAGAGATACATAAATGCTGTTTTTATCCCAAAAAGGATAGCAAAGCTGTATTGCTACATCATAAGTACCAGATTGTGATACCGAAAAATTATATGTAGCTTCGCCTTCATCACCAAGAGTAGTCATCGTCTCAGATACAGAAACAACACCTGAATAGCTGTCTGGCATAGCATCGTGGTCAATATAAATTGTTCCAAATTCTGTATGCTGTTGCTTACTATATGCTGTTAGATAATGCCTTCCGTTATATGTTTCCTGCATTTGAGGATATTCATAACTTATAGCGTCCCTTCCTTCCATATAATCATAAACATGAGGTAAAGCCCATGGCACTTTATTATTATCATCCCAATAAGCTACTATAGGAATAAAAGGTTGTGGAGGTGCATCATCTGTAAAATTATATATTCCAGTCATCCAGTATTTTGCCGCATAGTAAGTATTAGAAGTTCCTCGATAAGTCCTACCGAGGTTTTCGGGTGTATCATGAATTCGCCAATTCCATCCATATGCAGGCATTCCAAAAAATATTTTCTCTGGGTTTATAACAGTAACCGCATAATCATATATATCCTCAAGCCAACTGCGCGGAGAAACAGGCCCAGGAGCAGATCCAGCCCATGCCATTCCATAACTCATAATAGAAACCGTATCACAATAATTGTTTAAATCAGCATAAACGCACCAGTTTTCACCACCAACTGAACCATTGACACTTGTCATTCCAGGAAGGCAGATATTCATGAGTTTCGTTGAATCATATGCTTTTACTGTATTGTATATATTACAAAACATTGCTGTTGCTGCTGCGTGTGTGGAATAATCGTCACCCTTTTCAAGGTCGATATCAATACCACTACACCACGGATACTTCTCCATAATTCGGACGATTTCAGAAAGAAACATATCCTGTGCACCATTTGTATTATCTCGCAGTGCCTTGAAGATACTGTTGGTACCATCATTTGATATAGTAAGTAGCCATTTGATATGAGGATATTGATTAATATAGGTAAGCATACTGCTGATACTTACTCCAGTTTCATATATTTCACCTGTGGCTCTGACCTTAAATGAAAAAAGTCCAACAGTGTCAATACGGTCACCGTAACTTTGAAGTGCTTGATACATTCTGGTATTGCCCATAAATGTCCACACCATGATTTTTTTACCTTTTAGTTTGTCTATCAAAATGGCTTACCTCCATCCTGCATTTCTTGCATATAAAATAGTACTCTCGCTGTTTTACCTTGTTCAAGGGTTACCTTATGTTTTGAATCCCAAGCAGCACTATATTGATAAAAGCCATCCTTTGGTTCATTGACACCATTTTTTGTACACTCCCTTGTAGACGCCAGGAGTGCCAAGTCACCATCTTTTGCAATTGAATTTGGGAAAGATACCTTCTGACCGCTAACACCTTGACACAACTTAACTGAACCTTCTTTCATATCAGACTTTGGATAAATATGAATATTAAGACCAGCAGATGTTTCTCCAACATTAAATAAAATGATTGTTTCCTCAGACCTCACCACACCGTTAAACCAAACAGGTGATTTGATATCGCCGTCTTCACGGAATTTTAAAATTCTGCTCTCTGTATGTGGAGTATAACCGTTAAGTACTGGTCCTTCTTGAAGATGAAGATCAGTAAACCGTATTGTTCCAGTGCAATTGTTTATGGTAGGTTTAATAATTACACTAACAACTCTTTTATTTTGTTTTTTATTTATGACTTCTGCTAATCGAATAAAAGAAGTTTTAGCCATCTAAAGTCCACCTTATTTCGCACGGATGACCTACCCATCCAGTAGCAACAGATCCTGCTTGTAAAAACAAATCAGTAATATAAAATGTGCCTGTGCAATTAGTTATACAGACACTAACGGTAATGGACTTAACTTTTGAAGAATAACTTCGAGTGGTTATCTTTTCTGTTGTTCTTAAAAAATAGGCCACAAGTCCACCTCCTAATACAAATCAATAAATCGTGTTTCTGTAGTTCCATCTTCATATTCAATAACCACTTCAAAACCTACCTGTGAATCATTACTTAACTTTTCTAAATCTTCAGAGGCAATCTGAGCAGATAACGTGTAACTTGACCGATTCGCAGGATAAACTGTCTGAGACATACTTTTCGTCATCCCTGCCACTCCTGTCGCTTTAAAAGATGCTGTGCCACTTACACCATTATCACTATCCGCCTCAAAACCTGAGTTTACCCAATATGCCATACCATCATCTGCACGGGAATTTCGGAGAAGATTAAAAGGCACCATTTCACGAATATCATTATTGGTAACCATGCTCGTACCCTCTAAAGAATCGGCCACATTATCCCATTGACTTGCAGAACTTCCAAGATTCTTAAGCGTAGTAGAAAGTTCAAGTACTGTATTCCACGGCTCCTGCAAATTATATTCTCTGCGAACTACACGGGTTGTAACAGAAAGTCCTAAGTCTTTATCTTCAACATGAACATAATCCCCAAGTGACCAAGACTCATGTTCATATCCTGTAAGAACAGATAAGTCCATGGCATTAAGAACATAGGAAATAGATGGTTTACAGTACTCAGCAAGTCGCATTTCGGCATACTCTTTCATTTGATAAGGATTAGTAAATGAGGAACAATCTAACGTAGTAATACGAATATCAGATGAATAGGTATAATTCTCAATATAAGGTTTGCCATTATTTATATCAGCAAAGGTTAGGCCATCCGCACCAATAGCATAAATCCTTGTTACAAGACTTCTCGTATCTACCACACGTTTAATGCTTTTCATATTCTTCTTATACGCAAACAAGGCACCACTATCCTTACCATTTACACTCAGAAGATGTACCAGCCTGTTTGGACAGTCAAAGACAAGGTCACCGCCGTGAAGATCTGCTATACTGCGAAGAATTGAAAGAGCATTTTTTTCAGTACTGGTCCAAGTTCTCTTTGTCTTAACATTAACTGTACCAACGCTCCACTCTGTTCCTTCAAGAGCATATGCCATGGCAACCTCTGCTGTTTCTGCATCAAATTTGTATTCCTCTTTTCTAACTGAAAAAGTGAGATCATAAAACTCTGCTTCTGCATACACCTCTGTTGCAAGATTACCTTCACTATCCTTTATATCCGTAATAGTACGAACTTTATAAATATCATCGACAATTTGTATTTTCTTTTCACTGTCAATATATTCTCTCTTTGTGTCACGATATGGAATGTTGAAAGAAAGTGTATCTTCACCGTTAATTTCGCTTGTAACCACAATATTGTAAGCATTTTCAAGAACAGCTTCCCATGCACCGTTACTATCAAGGACCACCGGTCTTGCATAGCCAATTTTTTCATAAGGTGACTTTGGAATATCATATAACCTAATCTCCGAAAGCTTTGGAGTCTTGCTTGTATCCGTAGTACTTAGCATTACTCTAAAGCGAATATAGGCTCTATTTGGTGATTTTAGTTTCCCATCCGTTGGAACTGCAACCCAATCACTCCAGTTAATAAGGTCATCACTTGTAGAAGTTTCAATTGTACCGACAGCTGTTGTACCCGAGATATATTCACTTGTAACAGATACCTTACCTGTACCAGATAAATTACAAACAGCAGGTGCCGTATAAAGTGTACCTTCTATTTTATATACACCATTTGTACTACGTAACATAACTGTCCCTGGTTCCGTAATAGCATCAATATTTCCACTTGTATCACCACCATTTGCACAAAGGGATGCATTAAAATAATTTACAAGGTCATCTGTTGTTAGATTAGAATCCATATCTAGAAACCAATCATCAAAGCTACCTGCATACCAGTAAGCATCAGCGTGCATACCCATAACAATGTCAGCCACACAAGAGGGATTAAGCGTCCCTGTGAATGTATTTTCATCTGATACCCAGCTTTCACCACTGTCACGGTCACCCAAAACAATCCAAGCTTTTTTATTATTTGCCTCTATTACCATTGCAATAAAATATACACCTCCGTTTACAAGCGTAATGGTTGGTGTGAGTGATTTATCCAATATAAGTGAACCAGATGAATTATAAAGCATAATTCTCGGTCTTCCACGATAAAGGGAAAGATAAAAAATTGGCTGTCCAGGACCATATCGAGTATTAAATATGGGACAATATGTGTTTCCAACAGAATAAGTTGTCGGTTTCATCCAACCACCAACAATAATGCGTTCACCTATATCAGCAAAAAAACTACCGTCATTTTCTACTTTGAGATATGTCTTTTCTGTAGAGGGATTATTAATGTTAATCCTTACATATCCGCCCTTTTGACCATTAAGTAAACTAGCAGTTGTCCCTAAATAGTTCACAATCTTCATCTTACGGTTTAACCCAGAAGAATCAGTAACATAATAATCATCATCAACAGATGTATCATTAAATCTCCATAGTCCGGATTTTGCATAATCAACTGGGAATTCACCTGTGAAATCTGTCTGCTTATTTAGAATTGTTTTTAAAGACATTCAATCACCTCCATCTACTCTTTGCATAAATATTCAATTTGGTAAAAGTAGCATTACTTGTTTCTATTGTTATAGTATTTTCGCCAACATCAAGGTATGGAAAATTTAATTCTTCCAAATATGGCAGAGCATTTCTCATAACTATACCATTTTCATCCTCGACATAGGCGGTCATTTTATCCGTATCAATTACAAGTGTTTCATTGCCTGACAAAACCGCATTTACTATCTTTAATTCTTTGCTATTAGTTGTAATCGTTATATAATTACTCACACCTGCGGTAACTGTTCCCTCAACACAATAGATTGGATTTGATTTGATATTGCCTTTGGTCCTTATAACCGTATGAGCCCCTTCGTTCGTAATATTGTAGCTTTCATCTATTACCGCATAAGCAAATGGATCTGGGCAAAAAAACTTTAAATTAAAACTTCCAGCTGAACGAATGAGCCTCTCACAATCAACCTTATCGTTTAATCTTGCCATGAAATATCTATCAGGTACTGTATCAAAAATAAGTTGTTTTAATCCCTGCATAGGGTCAAGCCATGTAGAAATTTCATCAATTGTTTCAACTAACGCAGAGAATGTATGCTTGGGAAAGATATTACAAGCTACTGTAATTTCACGGGAATCAAAGTCTGCACCAAAATCTGTTACACCATATTTTCCTGGAACAGTTGTCGTGAAATTTCGCATACCCCCACAGACTTGCCATGAAGTAAGTCTGGCTTTAAGTCCCATGTTATTTGAAGATATATCATTATAAGAAAAACCCATAAGTTCACCCCCTAAGCAGTTGTAAACCGACCTTGAGCACGTGAGCCGGTTTGAATCAAATTATATAATTCTTGTGATACTTTTCGTATATCTTCATCACTCCGAACAACCATCTGCTGAACCGTAACAAGAGACCCTCCAAAGCCATTAGAAGAAGGTGCTATATTTGAAATAACATCTCCACCCGATGTATTCACAGAAAAGTTGGATGGAAGTGCCGTATTCATATCATCAGCAAGACCAGTCATAACATCGTTAATATCATTACTCATAACCTTAGCTGCTTTCACAGCATTATCACCATTATTATTAATGGAATTAGCAAGACCTTTAACAAGCATTTCTCCTACCCATCCCATTTGCTTTGATGGAGAATGAATACCAAAGAAGTCACAGATTCCATCCCAAATACCACTAATCCATCCACTGACCTTATCCCATAGCCATGATGAAAGCTGTTGAATTCCTTGCCACAGACCTTTTACAATGTTGCCACCGATTTCTACGATCTTTCCCATACTATTTGTAAAGGCAGAAACAATTCCTGCAATTATTTGCGGAACAGCTTTTACAATCTCAACAATAATGGTAGGTAGATTCTGAATCAATGCAACGAAAAGCTGAACGCCTGCCATAATAATCTTATCAATATTGCTCACAAGAGCGTTTACAATACTTGAAATAATCTGAGGTATTGCACTCACAATTGTAGTAATGATTATTGGCAAGTTTTGTATCAGAGCAACAAGCAAATCAATGCCTGCTTGAATTAGTTGGGGAATAGCACTCAGTATTGCAGTAAGAATTCCATCTATTATCTGTGGAATCGCCTCTACAATTACTGTAATAATCTCCGGTAAAGCAGACACAAGGGAAGTCAAAAGCTGAATACCTGCATCAATAATCTGGGGTACTGCATTAATAAGAAACTCCACAATTGCCGTAATGATTGTAGGAAGTGCTGCAATTAATTGAGGAATTGCATCAAGAAGTCCCTGTGTCAAACCTAATATCAGTTGAAGTGCCGCATCAAGCAACATAGGAAGATTTTCAAGCAATCCTTGAACAATTGTAACAATTGCATTTACTGCTGCAGGGATTAGTTGTGGTAGTGCCTCACCAATGCCCAGAACCAAAGTTGCTATCAGCTGAACCGCTGCATCTATCAGTAGTGGTAGATTTTCAATTATTGTATCTACAATTGTGATAACAGCATCTACAGCCGCGGAGATAAGGTTAGGCAGTAAATTCAAGAGGGTATTTAACACTTGAGAAAATAAATCTGTAACTGTCTGTATTAACATTGGCAACAAATCTGATACCGACTCTAATAGAGCCCCTGTTGCCGTAGGAAGTGCATCCACAATATTTGCAATGATTGGAGTTATATTTGTTACCACATTTTTAAATGCATCCACAACATTTTGGCATAACAATTCCATATCCGCATCCGCATTACCGAAACCTACAACTAAGTTACTGATTGAAGATTGCAGTGAATTAATAGAACCGGAAATTGTATGCTCTGCCTCTGCCGCAGTAGTTCCTGCTATTCCCATATTTTCCTGTATTACATGAATTGCAGAAACAACGTCTGCATACGATGATATATCATAGTGGATACCCGATATAGCCTCTGCATCAGCAAGCAATCTTTCCATCTCGGTCTTGGTACCTCCATATCCGAGTTTCAAATTATCGAGCATCGTATAGTTCTGCTTTGCAAATCCCTGATATGCATTTTGAATGGCAGACATATCCGTACCCATTTTATTAGCATTATCAGACATATCCGTTATAGCCATATCAGCATATTCCACTGCTTTTTCTGTGTCACCACCAAGACTAGAAATCAAACTTGCAGAAAAACCTGTAACATTTTCTATATATTCATTTGCAGACAGACCTGCCGTTTTATATGCATTAGCAGCATATTGTTGTAGTTTACCCGATGATTCTTGGAATAAAGTATCGACACCACCGACAAGCTGTTCATAATCAGAATAAGCTGATATAACCTCTTTACCTAGTTTGACAGCTGCAGCACCGGCAGCTACAACTACTGCACCCATTGCGACACCTACTGATTTGAGCGCAGTACCTAACCCCTTAAACTTATTTTCAGACTTTTGGGCAGAGTCACCTGCATCTTCAATTTCATCACCCATATCATCTGCACTGTCTGTAACATCATCCATTTCACTATTCATATTATTAAGAGATTCTTCGGCATCATCATAGTTGGAGTTTGCTTCTACAAGTGCAGAATTATTTTGGTCAAGTTCATGTTCCATATTGTTTAGAGTAGCCAATGCATTATTTAGCTGTATCTGCCAATTTTGTGTTCTACGGTCATTCTCTCCAAAGGAAGTGGCAGCATTATTTAAAGCATCACGCAGAGTTGCAATCTTACTCTTTTGAGCGTCAATTTCTTTATTCAAGACTTGATTTCTAGCTGTAAGAGCCTGTACAGAATTATCATTTTTATCAAATTGTGATGCTACTAGTTTCATTTCAGATCCAAGAACCCTAAAGGTTCGATTGATTTCAGTAAGAGCCTTCTTGAATTCCTTTTCGCCCTCAAGACCTATTTTCAAACCAAAATTATCTGCCATGCTTTCCACCTCCTTTGTCAGATTCCATCCGGTATAATATCATCAATAAACATTTCCCGTTTAGGACGAGATAAACCGTTATACTGCTTATGGCACTCCCATAAATCAAGCAATAAACCAAACGGCATCAGCCAAAACTCATCTTGTGTAAGATGCAATTGACTAATGCCGTAATATAAAAGCCTCGTAAATAATTCTTCATCACTTACGGGGCCACCATGTTTTTTGATTCTGGTTCACTTTCTATATTTCGTTTTGCGCCCTTATAAAGAGCATTCATAATGGCCTCTTTGTATTCAGCCAAATCAATAGGACTAGTCAGAATTTCTACCTTATCTTCCGTAAGCAAATCCTTTGGCTGTTCCTTTTGCTTAAGGTTATAAACGAGAATGCTTTGGTTTGCAAGCAACGTAATGAGCCATACGATTTCGGAAAGAGCCATTTCAACATTTTCTGATTTCATCAGCTTATCACCAAGGTTTTCAAGACCACCATATCGACCTGCAATTTCTTTTGTTGCCTTTGTGGTAAGAAGAAGTTTATGTTCTTCATCACCAATCATAATATTTGCTGTACGTTCATTATTCATTTATCGTTCCTCCTTACTCTACAAAATTAGGTTCATAAACCTGAGTGTACCAATCACTAATAACAGATGCCGGAACATCAGCATCTCCTTCAGTAACTTCAGCTTTCCATGGATGCTTGCCACTTGCATCTGCTTTATTTCTGCGAAGTACAGTCCCCTCAATGGTAGGTGTAGAAAATGTAATACTATCACCTTTGGTAGCAAGATTTGTAGCTGGAACACCGAACTTAACACGATAAAGCCAGTAATACTTATACTTACCATTAGATTTCTTAGCACGAAATCCAATCGCAACTGGGTTACCACCGTCCTCACTTGCAGAAATAACAACATTATTGTTATCAACAGATACCCCCGTAAGTGCTGCAGCCGTTGCTGTTCCAATATCATCCACACCAAGAGAAAGCGTACCATTTTTAAATTCCTTTACAACTTCAGATGCTCCATCATCTGCATAAAGAGTAGCCTCAGCAAGTTCCACAGATAATTCAGCAGAAATCGCCTTTGCAAGCTGTACGGGGGTGTCATAGGTTTCTTCTTCTGTAACTGCATCTTCAGTAATCGGAGCATAATAAAGTTTATCAAGACCAATTGTAGCCATTTAGTTTTCCTCCATTTCATAAAATTTAGCTACATCCACATTATAGTGATGATAGCCTGTTTCGGTTTCGTAACCGACATATCCTCGTGCGGTAATTGTAAAATCAGCAGAGAGTAATGCTCGCACGATAGCATTTTTCGCTGTTGTATAACTTCCTTTAGAGAACAAAGAAATCCGAGCCTCTTGAACATCAATCCTAGGTACGTTATCTGCATGAAGCTCAAAAGTGTCATACATAGGCACAACTACGATGTATCTAGATGGAGCATTATTAGAAAATACCCCTGTTTCAATAGGGATTAATAAAGGTTCCAATGTATTTTTCAAATCAGATAGAACACTCATAGTTTTTGAACCTCCTCTTCAAATGTGCTTTGCATAACAGATATGCACTCTGCTTTTGAGGAACTTTTTGCCGGTTTCAAAAAAGGCTTTGCAAGCTGACCATGCTTACCATACTCAATAATATTGGCAAGTTTAGCATTGCTTTCTCCGTCAGACCTTGGTTCCGCAAAACCAATTTTTACATTGTGATTACCGTTTCTGTCCATTTTGACTGCAGTTACACCAAGAGCGTTTGTAAGTTCTCTTGTGGAACGAGATTCATACTTTGTATTCTTACCAATCACAGATGACAGATTCCTTTTTACTTTAGAAAGGACAACATCACCACCCGCCTCAAGTACCTTTTCTGCAATATCATCACTCTTGTCCCCAAGTCTAGACATTTTAAGTAGAAAATCTTCTGGCATCTTTATATCAACCTTTGCCAACCGTACTCACCACCTTTTTAGCTAAAACCTCTATATACATTCCACGTCCTTTAACATTTTCTACAGAAATAATATCAAAATGCTCACCATCACACTCAATGAAATGCTCAGTTGTAACAGTAACTCCCGGAATAATTCTGAATCTAAAAAGGTCTGTAGCCTCCGAAAAAGCAGCAAGGTTTGCCCAACGCACACTCCCATGCCTGCCTTCTCTATAAACACGAACATGAGCAAGTGATGTTTCTGCAATAGTAGCAAACCCTTCAGCATCTTTTGTTTTTGTTATTGCTTTAATATCAGCAAAACTGTTCATCTTTCCAAAACTCATCTTACACCTTCCAATCACGGTCAAGCCGCAAAAGAAGATTGACCGTATTCCAAACTTGCTGACTTGCAGAAACATTGTCTGCAAAGAATCCACCTGTAGAACCATCTCTTGATTCATAAAAATGACTTACAAGCATAATTATTGCTTGTTCTGTAGTAGCAGGCATAACATTAGTTGTATAATAACCTTCTTCAATATGCTGATAACTTTCCGCATAAGAAATGGCGGCAGTGATATAACTGCTAAGTAGCACATCATCTGCCGTATGGTCGATTATGAGATTTTGCTTTACTTTATCAAGTAATCCTGTAGTTGCCATCACCACCTCCTCCTTTGTTATTCCGTTGCAATAAAACCAGCAGCTTTAAGTTTTGTAAGAAGTGCATTAAAATCTGTAACAAGACTTGATATATCTTCTGCTGTACTGTCTGCCTGCATTTCAGCTTTGGGGAGACCAGAAATTGTAGCACCCTCCTTAATTTCTAGAGTGCCACTGATTTCAAGAGTTCCACCAATAACGGTTTTTTCGCCGCCCTGTTCGGTATAGTTTTTAGCATTATAACTCATAGGTCATTCCTCCTTAAGATTTCTGCGCAAGAACTTTAATAGCTTCTGAAAGAATAAGTTTCCCATCTACACGTTGAGATGCAAGGAACCCAACCTGTCCGGTTGCAGCATATAATTCATTAAGTCTCTTAAAAGATCTACCTTGACGGTCTGCAATCCAATAATAACCAAAGTCACCAAATGCAATAGTCTTTGCTCCTGCTGCAATAGTAGGCATATAAGCAGAAGTTTTAACCGGTCTTCCCAATAAAGTATCAGGAGTTCCTGTAGTAAGGGAAGGTTGCCATAAATACTGACCACTGCCATCTTTAAGCTTTCTAATGGCCTTTATAGTTGCATCATTAAGAATCCATATGGCATTCTTACGATAAGGTGCATTAAGGCTATAGAATAGATCAATTATCTCATCAGACGTAATAGCATTTTCTCCTTTTGTTGTGATACCTGTTTGGGCTCCACCTGTTGTAGCAAGAATACCTAAAGGTTTTCCAGAACCATCACCAGTAAAGAATGCCTCTTCTTCTTTGGTTCCAATACGGCGAGCAAATTCCTTAGTAATATAGCTCTCAAGATCAAACACGCTGTCATTTAAGAGTTCTTCGGACACCTTAATCATTGTGCCTAGCTTATAAGCACCGATAGACACCTGTCCAAAGGAATCATCACTCTCAGTGAAAGCACCTTCTTCATCAATCCAAGAGGCAGAGCCTTTAGTTGCAACAACTGGAATCTTGCGGTCACCACTAGAAGTCTGGATAATCTTTGCAAGCTGACGAAAAATGTTCTCTTCTTGGAGAGCCTCAACTAATGTATGCTCAAACTCATCAGGAACAAGGTAGCCACCCTCCGAATCAGTCCCGACCTGCAGAGCATTTATAGCAGATGGTATTGGAGTCTTGGAACGCATTACATTCCAGAAACTCTTTGTGTATTCATTGGAGCCACGCCCAGTTTTGTTATGATCTTTGACATTCATAGGTTTTTCAGTAAGGGGTATATTCACAGGCTTATTAAGTTCTGCCTCAATGGCATCTTTTCGCTCCATACGTTTGATTTCATTAGTGAGATCATCAAGGTCTTTTTCCATATTGGTGTAAGTAGCATCATCTTCGCTACTTAAAACACCCTTTTCATTTCTGTGGGTATCAAGGAAACCTTCCATTGTATTCCACATCTTTGCACGTTTCTCACGCATTTCTGTAATAGTCATAGGTAATTCCTCCATTTATAAATATTTTTTAATAGCAAAAAGACGCTCTTTCAGTTCTTCAACAGAGCGTCCTTCGGGTTTAGCAGTTTTCACTGCAGTTACGTGTGTAGTCTTTTCCGCAATTTTGTTAAGCAGATTGGTTGCAACGGCTTTTCTAGAAAATGCATATGCAGAAACGGTAATATCGGTTAATTTTTCATCTTTAAGCACATCATCTGCAAAGCCATATTCTATTGCCTTGTTTGCATTCATCCATGTTTCTGAATCCATAAGATGCGAAAGTTTAGTGCGCGATTGACCAGTCTTGATTTCATAAGCATTGATAATACTTTCCTTAACTTCACCGAGCATATCCATAGCTTTTTGCATATCTTCATGGTCACCAACTACAATAGTTGCAGGATTATGAATCATCATAAGTGCAGTAGGAGCCATTAAAACATTTGTACCTGCCATAGCAATAACGGATGCGGCACTAGCAGCAATACCGTCAATCTTCACAGTTATATCACTCTTGTAGTCCATAAGCATAGAATAAATCTGGCTTGCTGCAATACAATCTCCTCCAGGCGAATTAATCCATATCGTAATAGGACCATTGCCTCTAAAGAGTTCTTCTTTAAACATTGCTGGAGTTACATCATCATCAAACCAACTTTCCTCTGCAATTGTGCCATAAAGTTCAAGTACTCGTTCTACGTCCTGCTTTTCGTCTGTTTGATTCTTCCACACCCAGAATTTCTTGTTCTTCATCAGATTTTTCCTCCTCTCCTTCATTGTTGCTTTCATTATCTGCAAAAGCACCTGCACTATTAAGTGGGAGCATATTGCCATTAACAAGGTAGAGGTCACCACCATCTTTTGCAGGTATTCGGTCAAGATTTTCTAGTTCTCTAATATCATTTGCAGACATCCAACCATTTTGCCTTGCTGTCGCATAACCGTTCATACGGCTTGCATAGTCACCTCTAAGCAGTCCCTCTACATTGAATTTAAAGAAGTATTTCTTTTTTTCATCTGGAGTAAAAAGAATACGTGACAACGATTGCTCCCAACGAACTACCCAAGGGTCAAGTGTGTATTTTACAAATTCTAGTGATTGTTGCTCAATATTAGAAAAGCTCGACTTCTCCAAATCACCAACCATATGTGGTGGTACTCGGAAAATTCGAGCAATCTCATTTATCTGAAATTTTCTTGTTTCAAGAAACTGTGCCTGTTCGGGTGAAATTGATATCGGTGTATATTTCATTCCTTCTTCAAGCACAGCTATTTTGTTGGAATTAGCACTGCCTCCAAACTGTGTCTGCCAAGCCTCACGAACTTTGCTAGGGTCTTTAATTGTTCCTGGATGTTCAAGCACACCACTTGGTGCTGCCCCATTAGCAAAAAACTTTGCTCCATATTCTTCTGTGGCAATTGCAAGACCAATAGCATTCTTTGCCATTGCAATTGGCGAGTATCCAACAAGACCATCAAACCCAAGTCCAGGAATATGCAGAACATCAGAAGTACTAAGTTTGACTGTGACCCCTTTCATAATTTGAGCTTCATCCGATGATCTGGTATATAGATAATACAGCTGACCGTTTTCATCTCTATCCACTGTCATCTTGTTTGGCATAAGCGGATAGAGTGCAACTATTTGCCCCTTACCATTACGAATTATCTGTGCATAAGCATTACCCCATAAAAGCAAATGAGTCATAAGCGTTTCTCTAAACACAAATGAACTCATTTCAGGATTAGGCTCTTCATGGAACAGATGATATAACGGATGGTCAAGTGCTTTTTCTTTGCCACCATCATCAGTATAGCGATAAAGGTGTAAAGGCAAACCCGCAACCGCCTCTGCTAAAATACGAACACAAGAATAAACCGCTGTCATCTGCATAGCAGAACGTTCTGTCACAACTTTCCCAGAATTTGAACCTCCTAAAAAGAAGGCATAGCTTGAACCAACAGTTCTGTTAGTAGGTTTATCTCTTGACCGAAAAAGGCCGCTAAATATGCTCATAAAAATCACACTCCTTTCAAATAAACAAAATCCCTCGCTCGTCATATACCGAAGCACTCGTATCATTACCACAGCGGATTGCTCTGTCAAGAGCCATAACCGTTGCCACAGCACCATCAATTTTCTCTGTTGATTTTTCTTTATCCGGTTTTATATTGCCTGCTGGGTCGGTACGGATGTAGATATTATCCATCATCCACCTTAAAACAGGATGCCCACCATGCGCCATTTTCTCTTCCAATACTAGTTTCATTAATTCTTTTGTTGGAGGACTCATATCTTTAAATCCCTGTCCAAATGGAACAACGGTAAACCCCATGCCCTCAAGGTTTTGTACCATCTGAACAGCACCCCAACGGTCAAAAGCAATTTCTCTTATGTTAAATTTCATGCCAAGTTCCTCTATGAATTTCTCTATAAAACCATAATGAACAACATTACCCTCGGTTGTTTTAAGAAAGTCTTGTTTTTCCCATACATCGTAAGGAACGTGGTCACGTCTTACTCTTAAATCAAGGTTCTCCTCGGGTATCCAAAAATAAGGTAAAACATGATACTTGTCATCTTCATCTATTGGTGGGAATACTAGCACAAATGCCGTGATATCTATTGTAGAAGAAAGGTCAAGACCACCATAGCAGACTCTGCCTTTTAAATCTTCCTCTGATACAGCAAAGGCACATTTATCCCACTTATCCATTGGCATCCAACGAACTGCTTGTTTTACCCATTGATTAAGCCTTAATTGTCTGAAAGAGTTTTCTTCAGCAGGGTTTTGCTTTGCAGATTCACAAGCAGCCTTTACCTTATCAATGCCAACTGTAATTCCAAGAGAGGGATTTGCTTTCTTCCATACTTTTGGGTCAGTCCAATCATCCGATTCATCTGCACCGTAAATAACTGGGTAAAATCTAGTGTCAATCTTTCTGCCTTCCAAGATGTCTTTTGCTTTTTGATGTGTTTCGTAACAGATAGATTTTGTATCCGTTCCAGCTGTAGTGATAAGAAAATACAATGGCTGCATTCTGGCATCACCAGAGCCTTTTGTCATTACATCAAAAAGTTTTCTATTGGGCTGCGTATGCAACTCATCAAATACAACCCCATGAATATTAAATCCGTGTTTGCTGTAGGCCTCAGCGGACAGCACTTGATAAAAACTATTAGTAGGCAAATAGATGATTCTTTTCTGCGATGCGAGAATTTTCACTCGCTTATTCAGTGCTGGACACATACGTACCATATCGGCTGCCACATCAAAAACAATGGTAGCTTGCCCACGGTCAGCAGCACACCCATAAACTTCAGCACGTTCCTCACCATCGCCGCAGCAAAGTAATAATGCCACAGCTGCAGCGATTTCTGATTTACCCATTTTTTTTGGTATCTCTATATATGCCGTATTAAACTGCCTGTAGCCATTTGGCTTTAAAATGCCAAAAATATCACGAATTATTATCTCCTGCCAATCAATTAGTTCAAACGGCTTTCCTGCCCATATACCTTTGGTATGACATAAACATTCTATAAAACCGACCGCATAATCTGCAGCATCCTTATCATAGTATGAATCCTTTGCTTTAAATCGAGTCGGTTTGTATTCCTTCAGCTTTCTGATATGCGGTCACCTCCTTTTTGTAAACATAAAAATACAGCCTTATTTCAGCTGTATTATGAGAGAAAGAGCCCTATAGCTCAATCCCTATCCATTTATATTTTATTTTGCAAATTAGTGATTCTCACTGTGGAGAAGTACCTCGAGTGCAAGCTGTGTTTCTTTATCAACCGGCTTTATATCCCAACCTCTATCATAGTTGCATACAATTTCACCGTTACGCTTTAAAGTAAGTTTGCTGACCCTACCTCCATCAATACCGAACTTACTGCTTTCATCATAAACTTTCATCCAGTAGTGGAAAATACTTTTATAAACTTTCAAACTTCCTTCTTTCCACATAACTTAATCCTCCTGACCGTTGATTATGAATTTCACATACTTTTCCTTTTCTTCTTCAAGAAAATTCACTAGTTCATAAAAATCCATCTCATAGGCAATTCTTTGTACCGCATGGATATCAAACATATTGGTAAGGCCTGTATCACGAACTGCAAGAATCTGCTCTTTAATTATCTTGTTCATTGTCAATCCTCCTACACCTATCTTCGCTATAGGCTACTGAAAGGCCACAGCCATTGTCCCATTTCACCATGATTGAACCAATATCATCAACACCAATAACTGTTCCTTTTGTTCCAATCGGAGGTGCTTGTATGTCATCCATCTGTAGAAGTTCAACTCGACACCCTGCTGTAAATTGCTTACGAAGGCTTTTTAGTTCCTCTTTAGAAATTACTCGCATGATTTCACCTCCTCACTCTTTTTGCCATTTTTAAATGCTGTAGACCCTGTTAATCTGTGAAGAAGAATCTTGCGTTCTTCCTTATACTTATTTCCAATAAAGCCAAGCCTTAAAAGGAAACAGCGGAATGCATACTTCTCGTTATCGATATCTTTTTTCTTTACAGTTACCCTTTTTTGTTTCTTTGCCAAATTGCAAAGAGCCGTTATAAAATGCATATATGCCTTTACTTCATCTGGAGTAGGCTCTTCGGGAAACCAAGGAAAATCCAATCTATCATTAAGGATGTTAATTGGAAGTTCATTTACCCCAATTGCTTTTTTAATAAGATTGCCTTTTGCCTTAACTAGGGTGCGTAGGTTCTTAAGTGAACCATCGTCAAATCCTTCCAGTGGCATTTGAATTGCAATACCTTGTGGTTCTTCAGCTATATTCTCACATTCATAGCCTTCATCATAGAGATGTTCAATCAAACGATCTGCTATTTCGCTGTCAGTTTTGTCTTCAAAGGCAAGGTTACCATCTTTATCAATGGTAAAATTATCTACCCTGTAAGCAAATGTCGGAGCACCTAAATATTTCACATCGCACTCCAACCATCTTGCAATAGCGTGAACTAGTTTTTTTCGTTCCTTGCCAGAAACATTATACTTAATAATCATAGTGTGAAACCTCCTTCTTTTTTGTATATACATATATCACTCTAAAGCATAGAAATAGCAAGAGATTTCAACACTTTTTAAATGTAGAAAACAGATAACTTATTTGCTATCAAATTGTGTAAACCACACAATTCCCGATAATACAAAACATACACAAGGAAGAGCCACACCATTGCCCCACATCTTATACTCTGCAGAATCTGAATGCGGTTTTTGTAACCATTTTCTAATTTGGTTATCCGTCTTTGGTTTTGTATTTTTACCAATTGCTTTTACATGAACTTTGAAGATTTCCTTCCACAGAATAATTTCATCCTGAGTTGGATTTTTTGTTTCAAGATTACTACACCACCATTTTGGGAATCCCTGTAAACTTGCACATTCAATTGGTGTTAGCCTTCGAACAATATAATCAAGTCCATCAACATCATTAATAAGTGGAGGATCTTTATAATCTGTAGCTACCAAAGTGTTTGCCAGTTCTTCTTTTGCAGAAGTGAAAAACGATGCCTTACTTGCACTGTAAGTAGGATGAGCAACAGCACCTGGTCCTTTTGCAACCATAGTCGGTTCAACCTCTTCATCGACTGCAAAACTATACTTTGCATTTTTCCCTTGATTAAATGCGGCACGATCAATCCCATAAGCAACTGCATGATGATCTACTGTATTAAGGGTAAATGAAATGTCCTCACCGATGCCATCACCTTGTGGTCCATTCTTATCCTTTCTGCCAATCATAGATCCTTGCAGTGCATAGCTTTCCACCACAGCCATACCACCTTGATTACAGGATGGATTACTACCATTAGCATCAATAGTTCTTGATGTATCTGCCTCATAAATCCCACTGTTTGGATTATCTGATTTCATAGAATTACTCTCCTTGGAACAAATACCGTATACCTTTGGCACAAACAAAGTTTGATCATTATTACAACCAAGGGTGGCTGAAATATCATCTTGTATCAATGCACCTTTCCCGCCACCCTCACAACCACATCGGATTTTCAGTGTCTTAGGTGTTTCTACTACAAAAGGTTGATTATTACCACCAGTACCAAAAGTTGAAAGAACGGTCTGTGATACATCAAGTGGCCCCTTATATCGGGAATCCTGTGAATGATTTTCAAATACAAGTGGGGGATGATGGCTTTCTGCACGAAGGGTGCAGGTCACATCTTTTGTTACATCCATTCTTTTTCCACCTTGGTCATTTAAGCAGACAGTGCTTGTTTCTTTAATGCCCTTGATAGCATCGGAGGTAGTTCTTTGCCACGAGCGGAAGCTCTCCGCAGAATACCCAGACAAGCCTTCTGACTTAAATAATATTTCTCCGGCACCCCTACCTGCAAAATCTGCGACAAGGAAGATACGTTTTCTTCGTTGGGGAACTCCCCAGTATTGAGCATCAAGCACTCTCCATGCAACGGAGAATCTACCACATGCGATTCTCGCATCTGCCATGATTTCTCCTGCAGCTGACCATTTCTTAGGTTTAGGAACTGTAATACTGGCATCTTTGATTTTACAGATTTCTTCGAGGACCGCCCTAAAGTCTTCTCCCTTGTTTGAGGAGAATGCTCCAGGTACATTTTCCCATACAATATATCTTGGATATTTGCCATTGGTTGTACACCTCATTTCTTTTATAATTCTTATTGCCTCATAAAAAAGGCTTGAGCGATTACCATTTAAGCCTTTTCGCTTACCTGCAACGGACATATCCTGACAGGGTGAACCAAATGTAATAATATCCACTGGTTCTATTTTGGCACCATCTAGTTTTGAAACATCACCATAATGTTTTATAAAGGGTAGCCTTTTTGTTGTTACTCTAATAGGAAACGGCTCAATTTCCGATGCCCACACAGGGGTTATACCGGATATCAAGCCGCCTAATGGAAAACCACCCGAACCGTCAAAAAGGCTACCGAGGGTAAGTCCACTCATTGACTGAGGTTTATTTTGTTTCATCGCTTACCTCCACTTCTTTGTAGGAGTAGGTAAGACCCTCTCTCTGCACTTTTACATTATCAAAAGAACCGACCTGTTCAATATATCTTTTTACAATAACATCGCAGTATTTTTCATCAAGTTCTACAGTATGGCAGATACGGTTAGTCTGCTCACAGGCAATTAGTGTACTTCCTGAACCTCCAAATGGATCTAGTACAATACAGTTACTCATACTGGAATTCATAATTGGATAAGCAAGCAGAGGTATTGGTTTCATGGTAGGATGGTCAGCATTTTTCTTTGGTTTATCAAATTCCCAGATTGTGGATTCTTTTCTGCCTGTGTACCACTGATGTTTTCCTTTTTTCTTCCATCCAAACAGTACTGGTTCATGCTGCCATTGGTAAGGAGAACGTCCAAGCACTAAGCTTTGCTTTTTCCAAATACAAGTACCAGATAAATAAAATCCGGCATTAGCAAATGCTTTGCGGAAATTTAGCCCCTCTGTATCTGCATGAAACACATAAATGCTTGCATCTTCTGCCATGACCTTTTCCATATTAGTAAAAGCATCAAAAAGGAATTGATAAAACGTATCATTTTCCATGTTGTCATTTTTAATCTTACCTGCACTACCTTCGTAATTTACATTGTACGGAGGGTCTGTTATAACCAAATTTGCTTTTTTCTTACCCATAAGCAAATCATAAGTTTCTGCTTTGGTAGAATCACCGCAAACTAAACGGTGATTTCCTAAAAACCACACATCTCCTGTTTTTGACATAGTTGGTTTCTTAAGCTCTTCATCGACATCAAAGTCATCATCATGGATACCATCTTTTAGCGTATCTTTAAAAAGGTCATCCAATTCTTCGGGTTCAAACCCAGTAAGTGATACATCAAAATCTGTCCCTTGCAAATCAGAAATTAATAAGGCGAGTTTATCTTTATCCCAATCACCGCTTATTTTATTAAGAGCAATGTTAAGAGCCTTTTCCTTTTCATCTGACATTTCAATAACAACGCAATCAACCTCGGTAATTCCCATATCCATGAGCACCTTTAATCTTTGATGTCCACCAACAACACGTCCTGTAGCCTTGTTCCAGATAACAGGCTCAACATAACCAAATTGTTCAATGGAACGTTTCAACTTTTCATATTCAGCATCCCCTGGTTTTAAATCCTTACGAGGATTATAATCAGCGGGAAGTAAATCTACTGTATTCTTTTTTTCAATATTCATTACCCACACCGCCTTTCTAATAGTTTGAATAAACCTTTTCTTGCCCCTTCAATATCTCCCGCAAATGCCTGACCCTTAATGGTACGAAACTGCTGATAGGTCAGATTGCTTTTATTGTTTTCCAGTGTTTTCATAAATTGTGTTAATTCTTTTTTCATATCATTTTCCTTTCCTCGCAGTAAGTAATCGCTCCATCAAATCGTCTTGTGGACTATTTCCTCCATACTCAACGCTACAGTTTTCTTTCACTATCTGATAAATCTGATACCAACACTGATTTACCTGTTTCATGTAGGTCTGACTCATTGATACATATGGAGATGCTATAGCATTTCCAGTTGTTGGATGTTTGGCAAGAAATCCATATTCAGAGATACATTCCTCACATTGAATCCAACGGGAAACGCTCATGGCATATTGCTCGATAAGCTGGTTGTTTACTAACATTTCACAGCCACGTTCCTTAAGCCATTGATATGTATCTTTATACACTCCTTCAGCACATAGGTCTTTACCATTTTTCTGAGCCGCCTTTAGATAATCTTTTACAGGCGGTATATCTGCTCCTTCAATATCAGTAGGCTCCGGAAGTACCCTTGTGCCTTTTAATCTTCCGTCAGCAATTTTGTCTGTTAATGCTTTGCTTTTTCTACCTGAACCAACTCGCTGACCACCTCTTGCAGTACCGTCCTTTGCCACCCCTATACACCCCACTTCCTTTGATAGGGTTAATACCCCCTTTGATTTCTGATTTTTGTACGCAAGACCCCAAGCCGTTGCCCGTCATAAAAGGTGTAGAGATCAAGATCCCCCCTAGGTCACTTACGGATCTGTCTATCACCAAGTTCAAAATGAATCTTATTGTGACAAGATTTACAAAGAGACATTAAATTACTTTTATCATGTGTACCACCTTGAGAGATAGGAACAATATGATGTACTTCTTTTGCGGGAGTTAGTTTGCCGTCTTTTTGACACATTTCACACAAAGGATGTTGCGAAATATATCTGTCACGGATTCTTTTCCAGGCTCTTCCATACTTTTTATTAACATCTTTAGAACGCTCATACTTATCGTAGCGTCTTCGCTCTTGTGTCCTATGAATTTCACAGTACTGTCCGTCTGTTAGGTTTGGGCATCCAGGATAGCTACATGGATGTTTTGGTTTTCTTGGCACATCTTCACCTCCCTTTTCAAGCATATAAAAAGCCTTGCAGGAATTTCTCCCACAAGGCTTATATCAATTCTTTTTTGCTGATTATACTATATCATAAATGTAAGGTGCTTATCTCTGCTCAAAACTGCTTATTTCGATGCAACTTTTAAATTGTTATTGGTTTTTCTGGTAACACTACATGGTTTAATGCATTCCCATGCCATCTTCTGACTGTACTCTTATCAGCATTTAGTTCATCACCAATCTGTTCCCAAGTGAGGTTATGAATATAACGATAACGAAGAACCATCTGCTCATCAGTGTTTGACACTTTTTCTATTACTTCACGGACTTGTTCTTTAAGATTCACAAGGCGATCAACCTCAGCATTGATTTTATTTTCTAAATCCACTATCCGCTCAAGGCATCTCACAAATGGAGCATTAGTATTAGGGGAATGGCTAACCTTCTCATCCCAGTTTGGAGAAGAAACACTTGTTGCCATCGCTCTTAAACGTTCTATTTCTTCAATGTCTGAATTTATCCTTTGATCAAGTCTGTAAGCCTGATGTAAATATTCTTTAGCTTTCATTCCCCAAACACCTCCATTCTTAGTTTCGTTATCAAAAAATCCCCATCAATAGAAGAAAGTTCTCTATAACAATCAGAGTGGAAAAATCTCTCCACTTCAGCTATGGTACCTTTTGCAGGTTCATAACGAGGACAATTTTTAATTTTTTTTAATGCATCCCTATAATCTTTAACAGCTTGCAATATAATAGCATTTGCAAGTTGTTCATACGGTTCAATCATCGCACCACCTCCAACTTTGCTTTTACAGCTTTAATTAAAGCGGCTTGGGAGTTTTCTTTTCTGATAAGTGCTTTCATTACATCTTCATCAATTGTATCTTTTGTAATTATATGGTGGATGACAACCGTATCTTTTTGCCCTTGCCTGTAAAGCCTTGCATTTGTTTGGCTGTAGAGTTCTAAAGACCAAGTAAGACCAAACCATATAAGCGTTGAACCTCCTTTTTGAAGGTTTAGACCATGTCCTGCAGATGAAGGATGAATTACAGCAATTGGAATTTTACCTTCATTCCAATCCTTAATATCTTTTGATGTTTTTATCTGTCTTACATTAAACCTTTTATTTATTCGTTCAAAGTCATGCTTATACCAATAGGCGATAAGTACAGGCTTACCATTAGCACCTTCAATTAAATCTTCAAGAATATCAAGTTTACGGTTATGAATATGATGTGTTCTATTTTCTTCATCATAGACAGCACCATTTGCCATCTGGAGGAGTTTCCCTGAAAGAACCGCAGAATTAGCTGCATCAATTTCATCATCCCCCAGTTTTGCCACCATATCATCTCTAAAATCCGAATATATCGACCATTCTTTATCATCAAGATAAGCAAAGACTTTGTTTATCACGCATTCTGGCATTTTCAGATAATCACAGGATTTCATGGAGATAGTAATATCTGATATCTGCTTATAAATCTTCTCCTCAGCACCTGGAAGTGGTTTATATGAAAAAATCATTTGAGCATTCCGTTTGTCTGGGCAAAAGAAGGTATTACGGTAGTGGGTGATATACCTTCCAAGTCTTTGACCCAAATCAAGGATCCGAAACTCTGCCCATAAATCCATAAGTCCATTACTTGAAGGAGTACCTGTTAGACCAACAATCCTTTTTGCTTTGGGTCTAACTTTCAAAAGACTTTTGAACCGCTTGGCACCATAGGATTTAAATGATGACAGCTCATCAATAACAACCATATCAAAATCAAAAGGAATACCACTCTTATTTACAAGCCAATCTACATTTTCACGATTAATGATATAAACCGTTGCTCTTTTCATAAGAGCATTTATTCTATTTTTTTCACTACCCACTGCCACAGAATAGGAAAGTCCTTTTAAATGATCCCATTTCTCTATTTCCTCAGGCCATGTATCTCTCGCCACACGAAGAGGCGCAATCACTAGAACTTTTCTAACAAGGAAGCTGTCCATGCAGAGTTCAAATATAGCAGTTAAAGTAATTATACTTTTACCAAGACCCATTTCAAGAAATACCGCAGATACGGGGTGCTTTAAAATAAAGTCTGTTGCATAATTTTGATATTTATGTGGATTGTATTTCATTGAGTATCCCTCCAATCTGCTCAATTCTATCAATGCAGTAAACTGAAAAGCCAAGTGATTCCAACTTATCTTTTTGTCTTACTTGTAAAGCCCTCATTTTTTTACCAGGGGCCTTTAATTCAACAAAAGCAATTTTCCCCATAGGTAATAGCACAATTCTGTCTGGCACACCATCTAAACCAGGACTTACAAATTTGGGTGCCATTCCTCCCATTTTTTTCACTACTGCTACAAGCTTTCTTTCTATATATTTTTCTTGCATAAAATCCTCCGTTTCCGGCATAAGGAACAACAGGTACAACTTTGGACGATTTTCCTATACGCGCGCACACATACATATGCACACGCTACTTACCTTTTATTTTTAATTAATTGTTAAGTATGTAAATTCTTGTTCCTGTTATTCCTCAAAAGCCAAAGTATCGATATTTCCTATGTTTTTAAGAAAACAACATCGGAAACAACCTAAGAACAAGTGAACTACCGTTACTCATTTCGAGAGTAACAACGCTGCTTACCGTATATTGGGAACATCATTGTTCCGTTCTTGTTCCCTTTGTACTTGTTCCAATCGGAGAGCTTACGCATAATGGCAGCAATAGCATATGAATCAGCAGGTTTTAATGCAGATGCCTCTTTTCCAAAACATTCACACCATATTTCCATATTACAGACAAGAGTGCGCTTAACTGTACCTTCATGGTTATCCCCTCCAAATTCACTACCGTTTAGAAAATTACGACGTTCGAATAAAGACATATTGTCCCAATCCTTAGGTAGAAAGACATCAAGGTAACTGCGAACCAATCCTTCACGTTCATCTGATTCCATTGCATCTGCCTGTTCAAGTGTTGCAATATTAGCCTCTTGACCTTCAAGATAGAGTTTTTCTCCTTTTGCATACATAAGTAAAGTTTCTGCCCATATCTGCTCCACATCATATATAGACATTTGCCAAGATTTCTTTTTTGACCCACCTTGTATTGGTACAGGCCAAAATCTACGGTTGCCTGTTATATCCCGCAAAAAACCGCTTTCAGCATTGGTTGAGCCTACAATAATACACTGTCTGGGATGACTTTCCACATTAATCCCATACGATGCGCGGTACTTATCATCCACACGGGTAATAAAGGATTTTACCGTTTCTACATCGGTTTTTCGCATGCCATTAAGTTCTCCTAGTTCCAAAATCCAATATCCCTGCAGCTTTTCAGCACCAGATTTATCTTTCATATCCGTAAGAGTTAAGCTATCAGAAAACCAATCCCCAGCAAGCTTTGCAAAGAATGTGGACTTACCAATTCCTTGTGGGCCGTTAAGTATAAGTACACTGTCAAACTTTGTACCTGGATGATAAATACGGGTTACCGCTGCAACCATCATCTTTCTTGTAACTGCTCTTGTATAGGAATTATCCGTTGCTCCAAAATAATCGACAAGCAAAGTTTCAACTCTTCTCACACCATCCCATTGCGGTAGGTTGTCGAGATACTCTTTTATAGGGTGATAGGCACGTTCTGCTGCCACAGCAAGTATTGCATCCTTTGTTTTTGTAGGTGAATAAATTCCATATTTATTAGAAAGATACACTTTCAATGCTGCATTATCGGAATCGTTCCAACCATCCTTCATCTGTACCCAAGGTAGTCCATTTTTTGCGTCAATGCCATCACGGTGCTTATTAAAAGCAATGGACTGCAGTTCCGAATCATTTCGAAGAATAAGAACAATATTATCAAGAGTTTCTTTGATTTTTCCTTGCTTATCTAGTTCAAGTGCTGTCTGCCAATCACTTTGTGCAAACTCAACTACAGCTTGTTCCATACGCTCTTTTGCAAACTGTACCTTTACTTCTTCATCTTTAATGGCAAACTCACACATAGCTACATATGATGGAAGTTTGCTGGGGGATGTTGTTTGTGCTACTCTATCATCAAGATTGCCAAATTTATGGATACGAACAAGGTCAAAAGTATTTAATAACCTACCACTTACAGGATCTGTCGCATGATGGGAATATGCGAACTTATCATCATAGATAATGACACCAGCACTTGAATCAGCAGGCACATAATCATATCTGCCTGAAATAACAGAAGGTTCATATACATCTTTGAGAAATTTATCAATTGCTGCTCTCACGGAATAAGTACGGCAAAATGTACCGACAATCCCTTCTTTAGAAAGTGGGTCAGCTTGTTCTTTTAATGAGCGATTTATTACTTCAGATTGCCTGCTTGATACTGGCCAAGTTGTTGTATCATGCCAATCATCGTATTTATCTAAAAATATATCTGGATCAAGCAATGCCCCATCTTTTTCCTTATATACAAACTCACCGTTCCTAGAGGTGGACGGCCAATACATCAATCTTTCCGGTTCGTAGGTTGTATCGTCGAAAAGATCTATCCCGATTTCTTTTGCAACCATTCTGCTAACTGCAGCATACTCCTCTTCACCAACATCTCTTAAAAGAGGAATAATAAGACGTAATCTTGGACTTTTCGGTGTGTGTTTATGTGTTGAATAAATACAACTTTGATATGGAAATAAAGTAAAAATTTTATCCCATATATCGGGTGTTCCATAATCCATGTCAAGTGTAAGCATAGATCGTGATAATACATTGCCTTTCTTTCTTCTTCCATTTTTTAAATGACCACCGACAAAGCCACCAACATCCTTAATGGAATCCTGTCCGCCCTTTTTCATCTTGCGATATTCTTCTTGAGTTTCAGTAGTACGTTGCGTTGTTTTGACTCGATTACAGAACTCTTTCCAGGTAACATCACTGTTCTTCCATTTCTTATCCAATCGGCTGTTACCATATGCTATTTTCATAACGTATCTACCTCCTCAAACTCGCTATTAAAATATCTGACCTTTTGTTTGCGACTTTTTGCTTTATTAATTTCGATGCTCATACCATTAGATATGACATCACCAAGTACCCATACTTCCTGACATTTACCCATAAGGATAATATCCATGAAAATGGTAAGGTCACGTTCTTTCGGATTAGCATCATTCATAAATTGTGGAAACATGAGATGAGGTGCTAGAGGAATATTTCCATTCTCTAATGCAAAACGGCAAAACTCCTGTGCTCGTTTGATGTTGTATTTGGTATTACCACTAAAAGGGGAGCAAATGTACACCAATGGACGGAAAGCAGGTTTTAACGCTGCTTTCTCTTCCTTTACAATATTGGTTATTGCTTCATAGGGAGTAGGATCGTGATATCTTTCAGCATTAAATTTATTTATGTTCATCATAACTACCCTCATCTCTAATCTTTTTACTACATTCGCTACAATATATTGCAGTACCAAATAAATCACTTTCACCATCACCTAAGATTTCTCCAATATCAACCATTACTTCAGCACCACACATTGGGCAGTGACAAAAAACATTCTCATCAGTTATTTCAATGGATATCTCCATAGAATCATTCAATCTTTCCTTCACATAAAACATAGTAAAACCCCTCCTTAATTTTTGTTTTCTTCCATTTTCAACTTGTACCATTCCAAATAACGCTTACGCTGCCCGTAATCTGGAATAGCTACTAATAAGCCTACATCCACTTTTTGTAATGTATCTAGCATTGTAATCTGCTCATCGGATAGATAAGGGCGGATACTTTTACCTTTTTCTATCCCATTTGCTAACCTAAACTGCTTTGCCGTCATTCCGATAACGATGCGATTTAACATATTGCATTCATTACTGAAGTGATAGGGTTTAGGATTTTCATGCAGTAGCTTTATGTTTGCGGTTAACAATGGAAATTCTTGTCTTGCAGAAACAAGGGTTTTAATGAAGCTCTCCATTTCATTGAATCTACGAATATAAAGTTCTTTAAATTTCATTGCTTTTTGCCCTGTATATCCCATCACCAGCATTGTAAAGCCATCACGAGTCATAAAATAACAGGGTAGCTTTCTACCTGTACTATCCTTATAAAAATCAGATTTAAAATTAGAATGAATAAAATCTTCACTCAGCCCAGATTTGGGTTCAGTGATTCTTGCAATATCTCGCAGAACATGTTTGTGTTGTTTTTCAAAGAACTCTGCCACATATAAGCTGTCTACTCTTGCAGTATCCTTTCTGTCGGCAAACACACCATATTTGTCTTTAGGTATTAATTCTCTCATCAGAATTACCTCCTTAAATTTTTATTTGGAGGCTTGACCTCCTACCTAGTAGCCTTGAGAGAAGGTCAAATCTGACGTTTTTCGAAAATTTCTTTTAATTTTTTCTCTGCGCGTTTTAGTTTTTTTGTAATGTTGTTTTCATTTACACCTAATCTCTTGGCATATTCTCTTATGGGAGTCCCATCGATTCTTACTGCAATAAAGATGTCTGCCCATTCCTGTTTTTTACCAAGAGCAGAACGCACCTTTTGACACACATCCTCATATTCATATTGGTGATTACGTTCAATTTCTTGTGTATCGTCTGCAATGGTATCCATTACATCAGTTTCATCCTCAGATTCATCATCCTTGCGATAAAAAGTCTTTGGATTGCCTAGATGTCTATGATACCTACGCCAGTGGTTGTATTCCTTTTTGTTCATCATATCGAACATTTCCTGCACCGTTTCACAGCGCTTTACTCCTGCTTTCTTTTCAGGCTTTGCCTCCGCAAGACGCTGCTCATAATCGATATCCAGCATGACGCTGTAGTCATCATCTGGAATTTCAATTGTGGTGTAGAACTTGTGACCGTTTTTGATGTTGTCTTCATATAAAACTCGAATCTTCATTAAGTATTCCTTTCCGTCCTGGCATTGACGGCGGAATACAAAAAGAGCCTGTGGCGAAGATGACCACAGACTCCACTTGTCCAAAATTGGGCGCAGGAAACCACGGTGGGTGCATCTTCATTCCAAACACAGTCTTTATCACTGTGTTCTGAACTCTTATGCATCCCGCCGTCCTAATGCGCATCTCGGACATTGAGATTTATTTTGTTAAGCGTTAACCGCTCTTTTTATTACTGCTTTTTGTGGATAGGCAAGGCTGATTTTTCAAATCTGTCTCTGCCTATCAATTTAAATTGAAAACTATTTGTTTCCGCTTGATCTTGATTGACTTAAAATACCGTTAGCAACCAATTAGAAATTTTTGCTGTAACATCCATTACTGAGATGTTTATTAGCTTTTGATGCAATTCTCTTAGATGTTTGAGATGTATTATGTTACACCATTTTTTCCACCTACTTTCTTTATCATGATTGACCTTTATTAAATTCAAGCACTGGATATCTTATTGAAGAAAAATTCGACAAATTCTGTTAATGTATTTGCAATCGTAAACTTTTCCTCTGGTAAAATATAAATTTTCGTGCTATAATCTTAAAAGACTTTAAAATATTGCAATTTCTTCTCCATATCACTTAATCACTAATAAAATTGTACAAAAAAAAGTCCATCCATTAAGGAAGGACTCGGAGAAGTTCGGAATGATTCGGAAATATAGTTGGAGGTGGTAGATAATGCTCTTTAGTGAATTTGCGAATATATTATTTAAACATAGTGATACAACGTTTAAACCACATGAATTTTTTCTGTTACTTGTAGACAATATTATGAGAAACCCTCAATCAATAGAAGAAATAAAACTATCTGAAGATGGAAAATATAATCCTTTTGAAACACTTGCACCAGATTCCCTAGATCGTTTATTTAAAGGTACTAACCCTTTAAATCAAAAGAAAGTACATATAGTTATCAGCCACAAAAATACAGATAAATTCGCAAAGTATATAAATGAGCTTAACGAGCACAATCAAATGGCTATTGAAAACGAATTGCGAACAATGGTTCCAGATTTTAATTCTGACGAAGATTTAGGTTATGCCTGTGCTGATTTATTCCTTCAAATTTTAGATGATATTTATGAAGGTAGGGAATCATCTAGTATCACTAATTCAACCCTCCCTGCCAAAGTAAATTCTTTACCACCACAAACTATTTATTATGATGAATCTGATGGTAAATTACATATCGGAAGTGTTGAAATATCTATTCCAAAAGAGATTGAACCTCCGCAAGATATTGCTCCAGAAGAAGAAAAATATGTCTGTGAACTTCTTGCCGCTTATGCAGAGGCTATAGAATCTGGTAAATTGACAAAAGCTGATTTAAACTCTTTGCCTATGAAATATAGAAGAAACTTTTCTGATCAACGGATCAATTATTATAGTGCCATACGTATTGACCGTTTTATTCGGGAATCCTTTGAAAAAGGAGAGGCACATGCGAAAAAGTGGAAATCTGAAACACATGATTATATTAAAGATACACTCTGGGATGACTATGATGATGGATATAAGAGACTGTTAGCCGTAATGAAAAAAGTAGTGGATTGCTCTACCACATCTGTTTTAGAGAATCTTCAAAACCTTGTAGGTCCAAAAGAAAAGAAAGGAACATGTCATCTATTGGTAAACGATGGTTGCATTCGTTGGGTGGATGAAGATGAATAACACAGTTTTTAATACAATATTTGAAATATCCATGAGATTGTTACTTGTCTTATCTATATCAGAAAATAAGAGATTCACATTAGATAAACTAGCTACAGCAGATTTCATTTCCAATTATTCAAAAGAGTTTGGTCTTTCTAATAGTAATCTTCATGGTGATAATGAGTTTAGCTTTTCCGAATTTTCTACAAGGAGAGCTTTGGCACAAGATGCAATAAAACAACTTGTGCTTGAAAACATGATAAAAGTTTCATATTCAAAGGACGGCTTCCAATACTCTATTTCAGAACGTGGACAAGCATTAAGTGGTTCACTGACCTCAGATTATGCGATTGAATACAGATTACAGGCTCAGAAAGCCATCGTATATATGGACTCAAAAAACGAAAAAGAGCTTCTTAACTTGATTAGCCGAAAAGCCTCTAAATCAATAAGAAAGGAGTAATCCCAAATGGCATTTTATATAACTAAAGTTACAGCAACTGGCTCGGAGAAATCACCTGCTTCAGTAACATTTAATAAGGGGTTAAATCTCATCTGTGGTGTTTCTGATTCTGGAAAGACCTGTGTATTAAAATGCATACAATTTGCTATGGGGGTAATCAAAAAACCTTTTGAGAAAAAACAAACAGGATATGATAGTGTTAGTCTAGACATTATGACTCCAAAAGGCTCTATTCATCTTTCCCGAACGCTTGGAAAAAATATAGTAAACGTGGTTACTGAAATTGCTTCAATTGATGATGGTGACTATGACATTGAATATAAAAGCAACGGAAATAAGAAACCAGTCTTAAATGAACTATGGCTCAAGCTAATAGGTATTGATACTCTGCCAATGATAATAAAAAACCAAGATTTTGCTAGGCAACGTCTAAAATGGAATACTCTTATAAGACTCTTTTGGTTAAAAGAACAGGATATTGAAAATCCAAAGTCTGTCCTTTTACCTACATCACCTACGCAATACCCTTATTTTTTTGCATCCCTATTATATCTTCTCACTGGCAATGATTATCCAAATATAGAAGAACAAGATAAGGATGAAATTAGCAAAGCTAAAAAGGATGCGGTTCGACAATTTGTTAATGGTAGAATTTCTCAAATGTCTAAAAAAAGAGAAGAATTAAAAAAAGCGCTATCTGTTTATGGCGATTTAGATATCGAAGAAGAGATGCAAAAATTAATTGATAACCTCTCCCAAACCGAAGAAGCTATCGCAGCTGCCACAGAAGAAAGCAAAGATCTACTCAGCACTTTACTAACTTTTAAAGAACAAGAGGCAGAAACTAAAGTAACTCATTCACACTTTCAATCGTTGAAAACACAATATACAGCTGATATAAAAAGACTTACCTTTATCGTAGATGGAGAAGTACATTTACAGTCTATAGACAAGAATAAAAAATGTCCATTCTGTAATGCAAGTATCCGTCCGACACAAAGAAAATCTTATATTGAAGCATCAAGAGCTGAATTAAATCGTATAATCAAACAATTGCAAGGGTTGAACGAAAGTGAAAATGATATTGTTTCAACTTTAAACGAAGTTCAGGAAAAGATTAATTACCTTGAAACCCGAAGAGCTGATATTGAAAAATGGATTGAAACAGAACTTACTCCGCAGGCAGATAAATTAAGAGAAGGAATACAACAATATCACACTTATACACAATTACAGCAAGAATCCACTATTCTACATAATGTTTCACAGGATTGGATTTCAGAACTGCAAAAGCAGGAGAAAAACGCAGATTTAGATAAAGATAAATTTAAGCCGAAAGAACATTACCCAGTAGATTTTAATTCTCGTATAGACAAAATAGCATTTTCAATTCTAACTGACTGCAAATATGAGAATTTAAATACTGCTCATTTCAACATGGGGACTTTTGATTTAGAAATTAATGGTTTCACTAAAGAAGATAGTCACGGTAAGGGCTATTGGGCATTTATCAATACTGTGTTAGGGTTAACCTTTAGACGGTATTTGCAAGAAAGTGCTGTCTATAAACCAGGAATCTTTGTAGTAGATACCCCTTTACTTGGTTTGGATCAAGGTGTTAAAGATAATGCACCTACGAGTATGAGAACTGCCTTATTCCAATACTTTATTGACAATCAATCTGAAGGACAAACAATAGTTATAGAAAATACAAAAGACCTACCAGACTTAGATTATGAAGCGGCAGGTGCTAAAGTAATTGAATTTACACAAGACAAATATAAAAGTAAATATAATGAAAGCCGTTATGGATTTTTACATGACGTGTACCATGATTGAAAATATAAATCCTAAAACGGAGGTGGCAAAATGCTACGAATAAGTTACAACAAACTATGGAAAATGTTAATTGATAAAAATATGAATAAACAGGATTTAAAAAATGCCACTGGAATAAGCTCTGCCTCCATAGCTAAGCTTGGCAGAGGTGATAACATTACAACAGATGTATTGCTTAAGATATGTGAAACTTTGAACTGTAAACTAGAAGATATCATGGAAACTATTAGGGAATGATACAGGAGATTTATTTATGTTAAATTTCAAAACACCCTTACGTGGCATAGTTTTAAAAATATTAATTTAAAAGGAGAAAATCATGATGATAAATATTAGAGACAAATGTAAAGAATGGAATACAAAAACTTTCAGAGAAGCATTAAATGAACTAAATATTACAGATGAAACTCTCCTAAATCAAACTAAACTTTGTTTTCAATCATTAAGAATATTAGATAAAAATATAAATGGATATGCTTCAGAAAGACTTCCAAAAACTGAAGAAGGTAATTTACGATTAAAATTTACATATTCAGAAGTATTTCATGATTTAATAGATGATAATAATTTTACACCAGTCACATATCTAGTGGCAATAATTAGTAAATTATTAGATTCATCTACTACTATAGAAAAGATAAATGGTGCAGTTGCCCGGGGATTGCGAACTCTTACATCGCTACTTAGGGAACCTGACTTTGCATATCAAATTGAGAATAAACTAAGAAATTATGGATTTGCTGTTTCAACAGAACTAAATTCAAGGCAAGATAGTGGCGACCACACAGATGTTTTACTTATGATTGATAAAAAAGTTTACCGAATATGGCTTTTTCAATTTTCTTCACGGGGATTGCCTCATGATATAGAACGAGTTTCTGGAAAAAGAGGTGAACTACCTGATGGTATACATCTACTATGTCCATTGCATACAGAGGTTGCATTGAAGTATGATAGAACTAAAAAGAAAATTGAAAGGTTAAATAATAAAATAGTAAAATATAAATCTGATTTAGTAACTTGTTCTACCAGAGCAATAAAAAAGAAAAAAAATTTAGAAGAAAAATTAAATAATTCATTAAAATTGATTAATACCCTTGATGTACTAATGAAAAATGAATTTAAAGTGTGTACTAAGGAATTAGATATTGTTGAAGGCTGGTTCTTCTATTCTAACGACCATATAGAACGAATTAGTAAATTCATTATTAACGATCCAACAATTGATGCTTACTCTGATGTTGTGCAAACTCTTACAACACCAGAAAGATATTTATCAGAAATACAAATATTTGAAAAATAAGGAGAAATGAACATGAATTCAGGAGAAAGAGATGAACTATTAATTAAACTTTATTTAGTTTTAATGAGAGATAATGGATTAAAATTTAACGGTATGCCCATTAGAAGTGTTGGTTTTGCTAATTCAGAATACAAGTCAATACCTAATGGTATGCCAAATAATTTTAGTCTATTAAGTGATATCCAATTAAGTAATTTGTCAAATATGCTCGGAATCACAAAAGCAGGTGTATTCGATAAAAGCGATGTTTATATAAACCAAGAAGGTTATTCTTTAAAATCTTTTTCAGCTGCACCACCTGCACTGGTTAATCATACTGCACGTCCTGGATTTGAAACTGCATGCAATTATGTAGGAGTAAACATTAACCAGCTTGACACTCTTGTAGACCAATATTGGGAGTTGCGATTTAAAGGGATAATTACAGAAGATATTAGAAATTCTGATATTAACTCGCCTTTTAGAAATGCAAAACATATTCTTAAGCCTGTGTTGGAGTATTTTTTATTTATTGGGTCTGGCAGGGGACCTTCAAAACATCCTGCTAAATACATACTTGACTATATTCAACCTGACAATCCGCATACTTGGAATATTTTAACTCCAGATAAAGCTGTAGATAATATTTGGGACAAGTTAATATTTAGTATAAGAGCTAAAAAGGGAATGCCTTCAAACTATGATAAAAATACCTATTGCAAACCTAATGCAGCAAGCATAGGTCGTTGGACTCAATATCATAGCGGCAATTATAGAGGAGCACTTCATATAAGAGCACACAAATAAATGTATTTTTAAACCAAACCAACTCATTAATTTAAGTCGGTTTGGTTTAATATTTATATATATTATATTTACATAATTGTTTTCCAATTGCCTCTACTACAACGGTGGGCACTGCATTCCCAACTTGCTTATACTTTAAACTTTGATTACCTGCTAAATAAAAATTTCTTGGGAAACCTTGGAGTTGTAAACATTCTTCTATTGTTAAATATCTAAGCTCATTATCAACTTTATAACAATCCCAATTAAACTTGTTATCTATACCTGAATGTCTACCACCTATTCGAATAGTATAAGCAAATTCTCTCTCTGTTTTTCCCCTTAATATATCAGATAATTTTTTTTCACACCCTGTAGGAATAGGAAATTCAAAGCAGATATTTAAATCTTTTCTTATCCCTACTATGAAAAGTCTTTTTCTTATCTGTGGTATACCAAAGTCCTTTGCTTCTAGAACTTTGTAAGATATATCATAACCACAGGCATTAAGTAAATTGTAAATTTTACTGAAAGTCTTACCTTTATCATGAGTAAGTAAACCTTTAACATTCTCCAACAAAAACGATTTTGGCTTACTTTCAGTTATTATCCTAATAACTTCAAAAATTAATGCTCCTCTAGGATCGTCTAATCCTTCCTTATTTCCAATATTGCTGAATGGTTGACAGGGGAATCCTGCACATAATAGATCATAATCAGGAAGGCTCGCAGAAGACAGATTACAAATATCTCCAAATGGCATAATTCCATAATTTTTATAGTATGTTTCTTTTGCTACAGCATCTATTTCACACGCCATAACACATTCTCCACCACACGTTGTTAAACCAAGATGGAAGCCGCCTATTCCCGCAAATAAATCAATAAATTTAAATTGCGTTTTCATATATATCCCTTTGATTCTTCTTTGTTTCCAAAAATTCAAGACAATTATTCATATATAATGCCATTTGTTCTATTACGGGAATAGTTACAGAATTCCCAAATTGTTTATAAAGTTGTGTTTTACTTACATTGGGTGGAAATGTAAACTTATCTTCACCAAATTTATTAATAAATGCATAACCTATAAAACCTTGCAATTTACCCCACTCTGTAGGTGTCATATGGCGGATATTCTCATTATTTAAAGGTGTTCGTTTTCCTTTTAATATTTTTCCAGCAATTCCCTCTTGTGGGTCATATACTAAATTACGTTCTTTTCCTGAACCTCCTGTAGCCAAAATAGCATTTGAATAGGGATTTTTAATACTAGGTTCGTTTACTACCATATACCCAAATCCATTTCCTTTCCCTTCATGTCTATTTCTATGCCTTTTTAAAGTATCTAAATAACCTTGTGCAACATAAAATTCTGGAGGTGCACCAAATTCTAACAAATCATTTAAATCTCTATAAATTGGACTTCCATCTCTTTTTTGAGGTAAATTCTTTTGTGGTAAATTATCAACTTGATTTCCAAAATACTTTCTATTAAAGCCCATAATATATACTCTAGGTCTATTTTGTGGAATTCCGAAATTTCTAGAATTTCTTATGAAGTTTTTATTATCATATATTAGTTTACCATCTGCATTTTTCTCAACACCTACTATTTTGTAATCCAACTCATTAATAAGCACCTCTAATATTACCTTAAAAGTGTTTCCTTTATCATGACTTAGTAAATTGTCTACGTTCTCTAGCATAAAAGTCTTTGGTCTTGTTCTTTTTATTATTTCTGCGACATCGAAGAATAAGGTTCCTCTTGTACTATCCAAAAAACCTTCTTGTTTACCAGCTCTACTGAATGCTTGACATGGGAACCCAGCCAGTAAAGTATCATATTTAATATTTGCAACCTTTTCTTTAAACTCTTCTGAAGTAACATCATTATAAGGGTTTTCATCATATATATGTTCATAAGTAATGCAAGCATATTTATCAATTTCAGCTGATAATACATTCTCAAATTTCCCTGTCATCTCGTACCCTCTTCTTATTCCACCTATACCTGCAAACAAATCAATCGTTTTATACATTTTATTTATCCCTCTTTTAAATTTATTTGATATTATTATTCTTTTTTCTTCTATCTTCTGGTTTATGTGAATTATTGGGAATTATGTAAGCATTACCTACTTTCATTGCGCCTTCTATTCTACCTTGTTCACACAAAGCTTGAATACGTCTTACTGAAATATTCCACTTTTGTGCTGTTTCTTTAACTGATAAATACTCCATACTTCGCCCCCTATAATAAATCAATTTTTATTTTATACGCAATTGCGTATAATGTCAAGCTAATTAATTTTTGATATGCTCTCCATCTTGTTTTAAAACAAATCATTTATACTTATTAATATTAAAAAGATTCTAAAAAAGCACTATATCTCAATACAAAGAGAAAGTAACCTAAATAAAACAGAACAACTTATTCTTGTAAAAAAGATTACCTTTTACTTTTTTAGTTTAGGTACATCCCTTACCACAATTTACCCAAAAATAATCTTTAACTCAACTTACTTTTACAACAATCCCATCTACTCAACCTATCCAAAATCTAACTTGTCTACTCAACTATGCGACTTTTTCACAGTGGATATATTCCCACAAATCAACTATTTATAAGGGTTTCTGCCATTCTGCAAATCAGCAAAATATACAAAACCCCTTATTTTCTATACTTTCAATCTTTCTATTTCTCAACCCTTGACATCAATACCACCGTCTCCACATGCACCGTCTGTGGAAACATATCAACTGGTTGTACTACTTCCAGCAAATACCCATTTTCTACTAGTACCTTTACATCCCTTGCTAATGTTGCAGGATCACAGGAAACGTAGATTATTTTTTTCGGACTCATTTTAATCATTGTATCTAATAGTTTTTTATCACACCCTTTTCTTGGAGGATCAACAACTATTATATCTGGCTTTATTTTATTATTATTAAATTGTTCAGTTATTACGTCTTCGGCTTTTCCAACAAAAAATTCAGTATTTTCTATATTGTTTACTTTAGCATTTTCCTTCGCATTTTTTATAGCATCTGGAACAATTTCAACCCCATAAACTTTTTTTGCTTGTTTAGCAAGAAATAACGTTATTGTTCCAATTCCACAGTATGCATCCCAGATTATTTCATCCCCTGATAAATCTGCAAATTCTAATACCTTATTATATAATTTCTCCGTTTGAACAGGATTAACCTGATAGAAAGACATTGGTGATATTTTAAATTCTATATCTCCAATTCTGTCTAAAATATAAGATTTACCCCATATAGTTTTTAACTTATCTCCTAAAATAGCATTAGTTCTTTTTTTATTAATATTCATTTCAGCTATTTGCTTATAATTGTCTATTTCATTTAGAAAAGCTCCACCATAGGTTAGCTCTACGCCATATTTTTCTGATAGAAATTTAAGATCTCTTCGTATAGTAGCCTCTCCTACTTCATATTTTTTTGCCAAATCATTAACTTTTACAGAACCATTTTGAGTAATTAAAGATAATATTTCTTTTCTTCTGTCTATATATAACATTTCTATACCTCTTTTTCATTAATTTAATATT